ACCCGCCGTAGTTCGGGCATCGGATTTCATTCGTACAGCCCCTCGCCCCCCATGAATAGTTAATTTACCTAAATAACTATGTACTGGGTTATTATCCAAATCAAAAAGATAAGCATCTGAAGTAATAAGGAACTTAGACGAAAGAGCACTTTCACCATGGATATTCATTACAAATGCAGCACCACTTGGAAAAGTTAAACCGGGGCCAGAGTAAACATACACCCCATTTTCAACTAAACAAGCTGGGCCTTTTTGAAGCATAAAACTGATAGCTGCTTCATCAGTGAGTGCTCCAAATCTTTTGTAGGATGCATCATACATGCATTCCCACATATCATTGATAGCATTGGTATCATCAGCAATACCATTACCAATTGCCCCGAAATTTTTACGCAATCCAGCCATACCATCTAATAACAACTCTGCCACAGTACGAGCAGGAGTAATGCTTGCTCTACCTTTACGTACTTTAACAGTATCAGCCCCTTTGCCTGTATCTTCTGATTTTAGATTGTTCTCTAGCTCTTTAACTTTATTAGCTAGAACCAGGGAATAAGTCCCAGATGTGGTTGTTATGTCCAACACGTCTAGGGCCGCGTTATAAGCCCATGAGGTTGGAGTACCTAATGCTGAGCCTCTGTAAAAGGGCAACTGAGAGGACTCATCAAAAAGTACAGTATATGAATCAATAGGGGAGAGCCTATTTATATAACCTACTTGTGCTGTCTTTATACCCAGCAATCGGGCTATAGTTTGCTTATTAACCTGTTTAGCCACTGGGCCTGTGGGTTGGGTAAACACCTTATTCATGGGTCATTCCTCATGTTGTAGTTTTAAGGGGGCTAACACCCCCCTAGCCTTAGTTACTACTCAGCTGATAATCCACCATCAGGTAGAGTTGTAATCTCAGCAGTACTCTCATAACAACCATCTGGCATAGGATTATTTATGACCAGATAGTCTTCACCTGTGCTTAAATCAGTCTCTACAGTTTTAACAAAATCCCAAGGACCGATGTTAATCACATTACCCGCTGCATCTCTGATAACAGTTTGCTTACTCATTTGGCTACCCACCCTACGTTACCTGAACCGGTTTCTTTAACATACATTGATGCATTAGCACCACCATCTGTCCTTAAGTACATAGAACCGGCTCCAGCAGTTACTATGCCTTCTGGGCTACCAGAACCAGAAAAGATACCTACTGTTGCAGAGAAGCGGAATACTACAGCGTAAACTGCATTGATTCTATTTGCTGCTGTACCCATGCTATGGGTGTTATCAGTAGTTGGGTTAAATGTATTACTACCCATTACCCAGTTTTGGGTTAAGCCATAGGAACCAAAGTACAGTCGCCCTACATTATCTGCCTGAATACGTGCAGTGATGGTACTCTTGTCACCGTTGTTGATAAAGTCAATTCCACGGGTGACCCCAGAAGAAGACATTGCACCAATCTGTAGGTTACCTGTGGTTTGCAGTGCACCAGCCGAAGTAAGAGACATTCTGTCAGTAGGAACTGTTGTATCATCACGTGATGTACTGTAAGCCCATACTAAAGAACCATCTGCCTCTACCCTTTCTTCAAAGGAGAGGCCAATACTATTCATGCTGGTCAGTCTACGTCTGCTGGCAACCTTCTTGTTGGAGTACTGGTTAATGATGACACCAGTATCGTCATAAGAACGCACACCACGGGTAGCATTAGAGCTATCAATACAATACGCTATACCAGCATTGTACGTATTGAGGTTGTAGTAAGGGGTCCTTACGTAAGTGTGAGGGAACGATACGTTACCAGAGTTGCCCTCTACTGCAATCATCTTAGTATCAGTATCTGCATAGGCAGCAACCACGTTATTAGTAATGATACGACAAGCTTGCAGGCAAATGTCTGAAGCGTTGTTGAAATACATTACACGAGTAGGAGGCGTATCCTCATCACCGTTCTGGCTAAAAATCACACCAAATGCGTTAATGTTAATACTGTTCTGTACTGACAGAGTTTTAGCGTAACGGTTGTGTGTCTCTACGTGACCAGCAAAGAAGTTAAATGCATGGTTAGCATACGAGTTGTTCCTGCCTCGTAAGTTAATCATGATTGCGTTGTTAGTCTTAGCAGTTTCTACAGTAAGACGAATAAACGTAATATTGTTGGAGCAGTCCCCTGTGTTTACAGCATCCTTGCTATTGTTAGCTGGACCCATATAGGCAGGGAAGTCTACCCCAGCAGAGTACTCGCTAATGTCCTGCATCTCTGTAATTTCTTGAACAAAGACGTCAATAAAAGTACTGTCAAATACCAGGTTGCCTACAACACCACGAGCAAAACCAGAGAATCCAACACGGTCCCAGTTAGAGTGGAAAACTGGTTCCCACTTATCAGTGGAACCCATCACCACACCCTTGTTGTACTTAGCCCCAGCACGGAAACCAATATCCTGTAGATTGAACTTACAGTTAGTAGCTCTGAAGGCAGTTTGTCCGTCCGTTACAGGCTGAATGACGGTGGATGTCATACCGTCACCGACGATACGATACCCTGTAGAGAGTGAGCCTCTGCTGTTAGCGTACTGAGTAAACAGTACCTCTTCTTTAAGCAAGTAAATACCAGAAGGCACGAAGAGTGTCTTGGTTCCCCACATGGTAGAGTTAACTGCAACCTGCTGCACATAAGACTCGATGTAGTCACGGGCTGCTACAAATGCTGGTGTCCAGTCCCAAGTTTGGGGATTGCTGGTGGGCATGTCTACAATTTCATTGGCGAACTCCCAAATACTTACCCATTGGGAGTCCAACAACCCACCTACACCGGTAATTGCAGTGATTAATTTATTACGCTTCCAGAGCAACTGAGAAGCTTCAGTCATTGAGATGACGCCCCAGGTTTTCTTACCAACTCCCCCCAAGCTACTAATAGTGCTACCTGCTGGGATAGTCTTAGGTAAGTCCCCTCTCCAATTATAAAACGACTCTCCGTCATAGACTAATTGGTTACGTTTGGTAAGAACCCCACCTTTTTCCAAACTAATGAAGCTCTTTAGTGCAGTGTCTAATTCTTGTTGAACAGTACTACCATCGCTGGTTCCAATGTTGGAAGCCCCATCGCTGTTCTTGAGTATGGCGAAAACATCCACATCCAAATCTGGGTCAGTTATACCTATAATAACGGTAACCAGATTACCAGCTTCTAGAGAGTCAGCTAATGTGATTGTAGCTGTGCCCTCATTGTAGGAGAAGCCTTCATTGATGTCCTGTCTTACACCCTCCACGTAAATGGTCTGCACTCCAACAATTGGAATATCCGTGGGTAGCTCTATCGAAGTAACGCCATCGGCCTCAGCCCGATACTTCCAGATACGCACGAAAGATGCATTAGAGCCGGTAGCTTTCGTACTTACCCATGAACCAGTTGCAGTTGGGTCATTCGATGGGATGCCTGTAGTATCATCTGCTACATACAGGTAGTCAGTGAAGTAGTACCCAGCCGTTTCTGATTTGTTGTAGACACGTGCAAACTTACCAATTGATAAGGGGATATCCTTGATTGCATCTTCACTGTCTACAGTAATAATTAGGCCGTACTTCTGTAGGTAGTTATAGATGTAGGTAAGGTTACCTAATGCAAGGTATACCTCTTTTACTACATGGTAGGCGTCACCAATAATTCGGTCTACTAACTGGTCAGCAGAACGAAAATCATTAGTGCACCCACTACCACCTGTGTTAAACGGATTATGAGAATTCATATCCACCCTCTTCTTTCAAATAATGTATTGGTGTTTGACTCACTGCTGCTACCAAGGTCATAGTCCTTAACCTCTCCACAGATTGACTCGTACATTTGCAAATACTCTGCTGCCTTACTTGTACTTTCAGCAGTGTTGAGGCCAGTGTAATAGCTATATGCTACCCAGTACTTTAATGCAGGCAGTAAGGAATCAGGCAGGTCTACTTCCTGGTTCTCACCTTCTACAGTAAGAGTTGGATGCTTCGCCTGATATGTTACCGTAAGTACTTCACAATGACGAGGACGAATACACTGTAACGTGTCTGGTCTTGGGGTGAATAACCCATGTGGATTGTGGCTGTCGTTAAGTCCTCGACGTTCCCCCCAAGAGTCATACACCATCAGTATCTTTATCACATTCTCCTCAAATGGGTTAGTTACTGAATCCATTATGAAAGGGTACTGGGCTAGCTCAGGGTCAAACCCCATAAAAGAGTATCGCTTGAGCAATGGGTACTCTGTTCTACCCTCCCTCATTTCTACGAATATATTCTCAGTTTTAAGTGGGAACCTGCCGTGTAAACGGGTAAGCCCCTCATTAATAAATTCGAGGATGTATTCTTTCTTATCTGTCTCAATGTCCTTCTTATCATCAGTAACAACACTGGTGTTATTCAGAACACTTAGAGCCAGACTCTTATACAGCTCGGTTAGTTTAATCATAATTCCTCATACAATATATGAACGTAGTGGGTTAACACTATCTTCTTCTTCCTCATCCCACATTGGGTCACCCTTACTATCCACCATAGTCATACCTGCTTGTGGTTTCCAAGGATTGAGATAACCCAGCATGGAAATAGTATCAATACAGTCATCCTTACCTTTGATTCCATTAATGGTAGCTAGTTTAATCTGGCCCATGAACAGCCCCATAATAGTTGTATCTCTCAACTCTTCCGGGAAATACATCTTACCAGCCTTGAACCATGGAACTACCAGGTTAAAGCGTGACAGCTTAGAGGTTACAGGACGGATGCCTGGCTTACCACCCTCAGAGGTAGCAAAGTTAAAGAAGACGTTACGGTTAATCATTTCTTTCTGAAGGAGTGAGATGAATCCATTCTGTTGTCCTGTAATTTCGACACCAACGTTTTGTGGTTGGTATTCCTGAACCAGACGGAACAGGTCATCAAAGTTTTTATCCATAAGCTGGCGATTAGCCACACCATCAACCCAGAACCAATCTCCATTAGAACTATAAGCCCAAACTGATATGACACTGTAGTCACTGGTCTGTTTCTCCGAAGTAGCAAAGTCAGTTGTAATGTAATAGTTGTAGCAGGATTTCATCCTTAATAGCTGCTGCCTGCTGTACCATTTAATTTCACTATCCTGAACCAGTCTCTCATCCTCAGAACTGATACGGAGCATAAGTTCCTGATAGAAGCCTGCCAGCTTACCGGTCTTAACTGCCATATCGTATTGGGCTTTGATGTAGTCGTAAGAGAAACGGTCATCCCATGCACCCTGAAATTCTTCTTCACTGCAAGGGAACTTCTCACATACAGGCCATACGTTTACATCCCATGCACCAGACTCAACAGCCTCAATGATAATGTCTTCCTTATTAAAGGGAGTACCGTTGAAGATTACTTTACGACGGGTTGGGTCAAGAGCATGGTTCACACCTTTATAGACGGTATCTTTAATAGCTTCCATGCTAGTCTTAGAGTTAGCATCACCATCACTAATCAAGTCATCCAGTACACAGAGTGTTGGACGTTTACCATATATCTTCGTACCACGAAGACCTGTCTTAGCACCAAACAACTTAACACCCAGTCGATGCCCTTCTGCATTACGGAACTCTAACAGGTTATCCGTAAAGGTAGCTTCAGGTATCCACTGCTGAAGGAACTCACTATTCTTATACCGGAACTCAATATTCTTACGTGCAGACTTAGCACCGTTATCCATTGAGTCGGATACGTAAATCATTCCTTCTACTTTTCCCAGACTTGGTAAGTGTCCAAACACTGCCAAGAACAATGTAAAGTATTCCATGAACACAGCAGTCTTACCTGCACCACGGAAGCACAGGTTAACTACATACTGGTTCGGGCTAATCATCTTATCCAACATCTTCAAGTGAACTGGTGGTGTTTTGTTGGATTCACCTTCCTTACCATTAACCAACTTAATAAAGTTGGCAAAGGTAAGAGCAAACTGACTGGGAACATAGTTAGAAGAGTTAAGGTGGGAATAATCCACCTGGTCTAGCCATTCATCCAGTTCCTGTTTAATTAACTCAGACATCTGTAATGTCCTCATCTGCACGTACTAGTTTAGAACCAGCAATCTCTTTAGTAGGTACACCACTATTGATTGCATTGATTTGCTGTTCAGCTAATGCAGCAAGTGTTGCTTTGAGGTCGGTCAACCCGGAGTTCTCTCTCAAGTCCAGATTGATGTTAGTTACCTGGTCTTTTGGTTTAGCTAAGTGGGTAAGGATAGAGTTAGCTGCATCACATCTTACCTTCTCACTTGCTGCTGTAGTCATCAGTTCAACCTGAACATTGATTGCCTTCTGATAATTGTCTTGGTTCACAATCCACACTGGAACCAAACTTTGTTCCATGATGAGGTTAACTAGCTTACCCCTGTGGTAAGCAGATACATAAGCACTAATATCTTTCTCACTGGTTCCCCGTGCTACAAGTTCTGCTTGTCGGTTAGGGAATGTTTTGAAGTAGGCTTCCTTATTGGAATAGCCCATATGTTTGTAAGTCACATACTGAACTGCATTCATGTAGTCCTGTGTCTTGAACTTACCCTCCTTCATTACACCAGAGTAAGAGATGAAGTTTTCACGGAATGCCTCAGCAACCAGCTGGTCTTGGGTAATGTTGTTAATCGTGTCTACCAATTCCTGGCTTACACTATTTTTGAAGTTAGCAGGTAGTGCATTAATAATTTGCTGTCTGGTTAACTCACTCATACTTATCTCTCTACAAAGTTATGTCTATTAACGAAGATTCTTTTCTTGGGGTGAGATACCCCTTGAAGAAACCATACCATACAGTTACACTTTAGTCATGATATAGAAAAAGTTCATGATACTAAATAGTATGTAATGTTCCGATGACCTTATTCCCTAAAGGAGTAACCTTTGAGAATCTATATGAGAGTCCAGGACTCTAAAGATGAATACAAGGAGCTAGACCACACTAAGACTGGCTTCCTTTCAGGTGATATTATCATTACGCATGATGAAGACACCTATCATGAATTAGCTGGGATGATGCTGTTAGAGAATCGTCCTGGCATTAAAATCCTAGAACCAAGAGAAACTTACTCTTTAGAAAAACGCTTTTCAGCTCTTGTGTTCTTCACAAAATTACCTCATAGTGTCTCCATCAAACGAAGCAAAGACAGCGTTCGGATGACGGTGACGATGTGATTAGTCATACCGCCTAGTAGACAGTGGCGGTACTCGTAAAGAGTTAATAACTTCTACAGTCAGGGTTACCCGGCTCCTTTCCTACCTAGTAGGCTAACGATACACATGTATCTAGGGTGATGAACTGACCCGTGATAGAAAACGGTAAGGGGTAGAGTCGAGAGGCTCTACCCCATTTCTTTTTCAGGAGGTATGCAACTATGAGCATCTACGCTTTTGATATTGATATTACTGGAGTACTTCATAAGCAGGAACCCTATCTACTAGGGGAACCAGAAGTAGTAAGTAAGTTCATTACCCCGTGGCAAACGGTATTCTTACCTGACTGCGAAGAGTCCCATGAAGTTATTGGTTCTCTTTTCCTATCCAATCTGCAACTCAATACTAAGATACTTACTGAACCAAAGGTGTATGATCTTTCGTTTTACAATGACTTTAGTATGATCTTCCCCGGTGTACGTTTCTATAAGATACCTGGTTGGGAATTGATAGCTGACCATAATGTCTTTAATAAAACACTTTCCATTTACTTCAGACCTATTCCTAAAGGAAGGAGAATCAATCATGAAATTCATAATGACCGCCCCCAGTTTTATTAAAGGGGAACTATTGTTTACAACTGACTTCACTTTAGAAGAAGTGATGAACAGCAGTCCCCAACGAGTAATACTGGTTCCTACTTTAGAAGATTATCATGAAGTAAGGGGTCAGCTATTCTTAGCTGGTTGTGACCGTAAGGTTGTATGTATCATTCCTCCCTCAGTATACACCGTTAGTTGTGCATATGATGCTCTACCTTTCATGATGATATCTCATGACTACCAGTGGGATAGTCGTCATGATAATGATGACTATCGTTACTACTATGTAAGGAAGTAAGTTATGCACTTCTATGGTTTGAGTTATCGTAGTACCAGTCCCCTTAATCTGGGGGTAGGTAAATCCCATTGGTTGAGGATAAGCACACCTATGACCATGTACTACGAACAATGTGAAAAAGCGGATGAGTTCATCGGAACCTGCCTCATGTTGGGTGTACCTATTACCTTTATTAAAATAGATACTTCCATTGAAGTTCCAGAGAATGTAGTTGTATACATCTACTCCTCCTGTGAACCTATGGTAGTAACTACCCTAACAGGTAGACTTATTACCCTCTATCCTTCTACCTCATATTTATCTAGCGACGAGTGTACCTTATGAATAGAGTATTATTCCTTCACCAGTATACAGATGAGGTATCCGTTTACTCTGAGAATGTCACTAAAGCTATTGATTGGTTACTCCCGCAAGACTGTCATATGCTTATGTTACCCGGTGAGTTAGCAGATAGTACTCGTGGTTCCATCCTTCTACTCAACAGCCCTGCTAATTTAACCATCCTTAATCCAGGGGAATCCATAAAGATACCTGCTGGTGAATCTGCATTCTTGTTCTTTGAACCAAGGATAGAAGAAGGGTTTGTTGGGCTTACTATAGATGGTAGACCTAATAAAGATTTTAAAAGAGTACGCACCATTTATCCAAAGGTATCTCTATGAAACTAAACACATCCCCCTATCCGGTACAGTTAGAGGTAGTATTCGACTGGGATACCTTCATTAAGAAGTACAAGAAAGCTAAGGGCTGTGAACCAGAGGAACAAAGCAAAGGTGTAACTACACTGCTATCTGATGGTTCGGTACTTATCTATGCACAAGATAGTGACCCTATCACCTTGGTTCATGAACTTAATCACTTCTGTATATACACCTTCGGGTTCATTGGATTACCAATCAACGATGATAACTCCGAGGCATACTGCTATTACATGGATAGTCTTCTTAAACAGGTACTGAAGCATGAACGTTAAACTATTAGGAATGAAAGGTACGGACTTACTGCATTATTCCTCTGTACCAGAAAAAGCAATCATCCACATTATGACCCATGGAACTTCTACACTAATAATGGAGCCAGGAGAGTTAGCAGACTTTGCACAGGGACATAAGCTACTTACTAACAGTAATGCAGAGATAGTTATCCTGCAAAATGGTGAGTCAGTATTCATACCATACGGTGATTATGCCCATGTATTTATCAAAGATGCTACCGTAAGGAATAGTAGTGGTAATCCTAACCATCCGGACTATTACCCTGGTATAGCACGCATAATCACCTGAAAGCTTCCTCCTATTTAACTGCTTATAAGTAGGATAGCTATGGTATTTTTGCATACCAAAATGATGATAGCTATGTATGGCTACAGTGGTGTGGCTGGGGCTACACCCTTACACTCAACTAGCCCCCCCGGTATGTTGACGGTGTAGCCACTACCCTACCCCACCTTACACGTTACACATGCTCCGCATGTTATGGACATGTCGTCCTATCATCAACTATTGGAGCTATCATCATGACTACTACCGCTACTGTACGTATGACCGCAGGAACTTTACTTGGTACTGTTAACTCAGCTGCTACTACTGTTGCAGATACATTTGGTACAGCAACTAAAGCAGTAGGTATGCTTAATTCATATGTAAGTACTATGGCAGAGAAACAAGCCATTCGTACTAAATTAGAAATGCATACCTTTGTTAATAAACTGGCAGAGGAAACAGCTAGGAACGAGACTCTGCGTAAGAAAAGTATCGAAGATTTCTGCAAAGATTCAGAGAACGCTCGTATCTATAACGCAGAATATTCTAAAGTAATTGACATCCTGACTAAAGACTAAGTCACCTAGGAGACTCTTCGGAGTCTCCTGTTTTGAACATTAGATAGATAGTCAAAAGTAGATAACTATCTACTTTAGGAGAAGTAAAATGTCCCTTAATCCTAAGCAAGCAGAGAAGCTTAAAAAGCTAATTAGTAACTACGCAGAATCAGCAATTGCAGATAGTTGGGCTGGTTCAGCAGACCCTGATGACTATGAATCAATAGTAGAATCGTGTGAAATAGCTAGGCAGAAACTAGATAACTTTATAGTTGAACTAACTAAGGAATAAGTATGTCTCTAACAGATTGCAAATCTGAATCTCCACAAGAAGCTTTAGAACGCTTTGAAGAAGCCGTTCGTCAGCAAGAACAATATCAGTCTGACCTCCATCATTATGGAGAATCAGACATAGATATCTCAGATGAAAATGTAGACAGTAAGTATCAGAAAGCTAAAGCTGAACTGCTAACCTGGTTTTCTTACATTCCTTAAAAACCAAGATGCTCCACATCTATTGGCTATCATTTAACTATTGGAGATTAAGCTATGCGTATTCAAACTTCCCTGTTTGCAAACAAGAGTAACAATGGTGGATTGTTAGGTAAGATGGATGCTCAGTGGAATCTTTGGTTCTCAGAGATTACTAACGTAACAGAGAGACAGCACTATGTTGCTTGTCATTCATTCCCTGCTAAGCCTACCAAGAAACAAATCCGTAAATTGCGTAGAGAGTTTCGTAAAGAAGCAATCTAAAACTAGACGCTCCGCGTCTTATGGATGATGTAAATGCATCCACTAATCATTGAACTTTTATCCTTTTGTTTGGGTGTTCTCACCGACGAGTTCACCCGTAAATCACATAAATCTGGAGAGTACAAAATGTCTATTCAAAAATTCACTTTCGGTCAATCTAACGCTGCTGCTTCTACTGAATCTAAAGCTGCTAAGCCTAAGGCACAGTTCTGGTTAAACATTGGTTATGTAGCTAATGAAGGCTCTGAAGAAGAGAAGTTCATCTCTTTGCCCACTGGTATTCCACTGGATACTCAGGAACCACTGCCTACTAATAGCAGCAATGCTGACTTCCGTGCTATGCGTTGTGCACAGAACGACTTGCTGGAACAGTTAATTGAATATGCTCAGAACCTGGAACCAGGTGAAGAAGGTATCATTAACCTGCAAGTTCAACTTCGTCGAGTGAAAGCAGAGGCTGCTGACATCCCAGCAGACGAGAATAAATATGCTCGTAAACTGACTTTCTAATCAACCACTGGACTCCCTTCGGGGAGTCTTTTATTTTTAACTAGACGATAAGCTATTTCTACTTTTTGAGTATCTTTAGACGAAGGGTACTGAAACAGTAACTCAATAGATATAGATTTATATTAGATGAAGGAGTAACCATTATGCGTACAGTATGTAACCGTTATAACTCACAGAAGTTGATTGTTACATTACAGCCTTGGGGCAGTAAGATGACATTGAATGCTCGTTGGCAGGTATCTGTAAAAGATGAAAATGGTCGTTGCTATGACCACTTCTTTGTAACTAAACCTACCCGTAAACAAATCCGTAAACTCCATAAGGAGTAAGACTATGTTGGACTTCATTGCGTTTGTAATACTCTGTTATGTGCTGTATCGCCTACGTGGTTACATCCTCAATGGAGCCAAGTGGGTAATCACTAAGCTGGTACTTATCTGTAAGCTACCAGTTGTATTCGTTAAGTGTCTGTTTGCTTCCATCGTAGCTAAAGAAGTTCGTAAGCAACTCTGGGCTAAGGAAGCAGAAGACTATGCTAAGAGGAACCAGTGATGTTCACCGATATAGAGGCTGCTATTGAAGAAGCTATGTATCGTATGACCAGTGGTCCTCAGATAAGACATTATGGTCTGGTACAGAAAGGTCATCTCATTGCTGTGCGTATTGTACGTAACAGTAACCCTCAACGTTTTATGTGGACAACTAAATCATGCGTAAGTCATTAATCATGGGAACCAAAGAAGACGTATCACGTATGCGTAATCGTAATGTAGCAAGTAAACGGGCACTCAGCATGACCAATGAACAATTACAAGAGTTCATTGATGCAGGACTTAAACAAAGTAAAGCTCGTATCGTAACCTTCAACCATCCATCAATCTTAGGAAACAACTAATGGAAATTATTATCTTAGTAACACTGCTAATCATGAATGGTTGGCAGAAGCGTAATGGTAAAGAAGCACTATGTGCACTTAAAAACAGTGATAATTATATTGCTGCTGTTGTATTGGGTTACTTCAGTTCATTACTCAGTGGTGTAACTATTGGTTATACGATTTGGTTTGTAATGGAGTTATTAGTAAAACTATTCAAGCTATATTCCTAAACTGTAAGGAGTCCTCCATTAGGAGGGCTTCTATTTTTTATTCTTGAATAGTTAGATATGTATTTAAATAGGAGAAATAACCTTGAATGAAATAGTATGTATACTTCCTCATTTAGCTAAGGTAGCTGACAGGAATATAAGGGTACATTTACCCTTTCCATTAAGTAATCCATTCTCTCGTAATGAAAGAACCACGGTAGAAGATGTAGAGGTAGCTTATGAAGCTTACCTTCGTAATCGTCTTATTAGTGGTGACAAGTTAATTATAGCAGAGATGGAAAGGATTGCATCCTTTGTAACAGATAGTACAGGTAAACCTGTTGGCTTAATTGGTACTGAATCTGATGTTAACGTTATTCGTAAAATATTAATGGAGGCTTTAAGCCAATGATGTACTCAACTGATTATGGTGTTTGCCCTATATGTAATAAACGTAAAGGAGTTGCTAATCATAAGAAGTGTAGTCGTATTCTACAGAAACGCCGGAACCAGAAAGAATGGGATAAGATATTGGAAAACCAACACAAAGATGAGTTCAAGAAGACGGCTGTTAAGGCATCTACTCAGCTCATTCGTCGTACTAACTTCATAGAAGGGTATCAGAAATGATTATTACATATCCTACAGGCAAGACTGTGGAGTATATGAAACATACTATTCAAGTGCCTCACTGGGTTAAGTATATAGCGTTATATACCCGACAGTATAAGAGTGCTAATACCTCATTAATAGGATTCTCTAAGAAACCTAAGCTAACAGAAAACAATATCTGGGTATCCGCTGGGAGACAAGAAGAGATTGGTTTCTGTGATTTGAGTATTGTCAATAATAACATCTATGGGACATTGAGAAAGGTATGAAAACTATTCTAGTAATTCATGATTCTACATTTACTGATGTAGATAAGATGATGCGTAATATTGATTATGTATCTCAGACAAGCCAAGCATTCAATGAAGAGTTTACTCTGTACTGCAATGCTGAATCACCACTAGTTCCAATCCTTAAGGAATCAGGTCTACCATTCTCTACAGAGAACTTCCCAGAGGAACCAGACTATGTAATCTCATTTATCTATGACTTACATGATGGTTCTGAAACTAGTGAATTAGCTATGAACCAGTGGCGTAGTAAACGTCCTGTGTTTGCATTTCAGGTACTTAAACCATGAAGATTATGTCATTAGGTGACGACACCAATGCTTTACTAGGTGTATCTGCACGTCCAATCATTATTGTTAATAAACATCACGGTAAATCCGGTGAGTATATTGGACGTGGCTCACCATTAGGCAATCCATTCGTCATTGGTAAACATGGAACCAGAGAGCAAGTAATTGCTAAGTATAGAGTCTGGTTACAAGAACAGATTGATAAAGGTAATCCAGTTGTGCTGGATGAACTTAATCGTCTTGGTAATAAAGCCATTGACGAGAAAGGATTAGCCTTACAGTGCTTCTGCTATCCAAAACCATGTCATGGTGAAGTTATTAAAGAGAAGCTAGTAAAGGCTATGTATAACTACTTTGTAGAAAATCCAAAAGGATAATTCATGAAAGAAATCTTAGTATTCACTACCAATTTACTTGGGCAGCATAATAATGCTGCTGCCAAATTAGCATATAAGAAGCATGGTGCTCGCTGGGGTATGGCCTATGGTCATTATGGTAATAGCTTTGCCATTCCAGTAAAGGATGGTTATGGTAACCGGATTAAAGAGGGTGCTATCTATGGCTTCATTGAAGGTTTCATTGCCTATGCATCTTCTAATCCACAATGGGATTTCAAAGTTATGAGTAATGACTATCTGGACCCATACCAATTCATTAACGTAACTGGAAATGTACTGTTACCAGAAGCATGGCGTAAACACTTAGGCGATGCTTACAACTACTGGAGTTAATAATGACTTATGAAGAATTATGGTCTGCTCAAGTCAGAGCCAGAGCACTTACACGACACGATATCTATTGTGCATTACAGAACGAATTAAAGAGCCGTACTAAACTAGGACACATATCAGGTTTCATTAAAATACCTATGACTAGCCTAGTCTGGCCTTATCAGAATAAAAGCAATGAGTTTAATGGTAATGGCTTGCATGTACGTATCGACTACATTGGTAATGAAAATAGTATTCGTATTACCTTTTGGACTAAGCGTTAGGTAATAGCTGCTCCGCAGCTTTTGGTTATTAATCACATTTAGGAGAATAAGCGATGTACTCGTCAATCGAACATCAGAAGCAACTCGAAGTACTATTCAATAAAAATCAGCTCCTGCCTCGCATGAGGAAGGAATTCGAGGACTCCAAAGAAATTGACTTTAAGGCATTCGCTGCCTATTTAGAAATTGATTATAAGCTGCTCATTGATGCAATGGTGCAGATTGCCCTACATAAACGAGCTGACATTCAAACTATGATTGGCTCCCTCATGAGTCACTCAGATGATGCTCAGTACATCGCTGACTGTCTGTATAAGATGGCAGAGAATGACTGCTTCAACTATGACCCTACCATCGACAAGTTCGGTGTTATTTATGAGATTGGTGAAGATGTACAGATGGAACTGGAAGCATTCCAGTACCCATTGCCTATCGTAAGTGCTCCTAAGCCTGTTATGAGTAACCGTGACACCGGTTACTACGAAAGCAAAGGAAGCATCATCCTCAAGAAGAACCATCATGAGATGGACGTCTGTCTTGACCACATCAACCGTATGAATAATCAACGTCTCTGCATTAACTGGGACGTTGCTAACTACGTAAAAGACTCTCGTCCTAACATGGATAAACCCAAAGAAGGTGAAACCCGTCAGGACTATGAGAAACGTGTTAAAGCCTTTGAGAAGTACAGTCGTACAGCTAAGGAAGTAATGGAGCTAGTAACCAAAGAAGGCAATAACTTCTCCTTGGCTCACAAATATGACAAACGTGGGCGTACATATGCCTGTGGCTACCACATCAACTATCAGGGAACCAGTTACAACAAAGCTGTGCTGGAGTTCGCTGATAAGGAGTTAGTAAATGAAGACTAACATTGGCTCCTATGAGCTATGGGTTAATGAAGAGTGTATTTACTCAGGTACATATGTGAAGTGCTTATACTTTGAGAAGCTTTACAAGCTACAGAACCCTAAGAGTAAAACCATAATTTACAAACTAACTGCAGACGTAGTAACCATCTAAGATAAGGAGCTAGTAAACGATGAGTAGATTAAAACTATGGCTTATTAGCCAGGAAGAAAATACGGGATGGGATTCATACGATTCTGCTGTAGTAGCGGCTAAAACTGAAGAGGAAGCTCGCCTTATTAACCCAGACGGGGAATGGAAACTATACTCCGCTTGGTGCTCTTCCCCTGACAAAGTAAACGTTGAATATCTGGGCATTGCCACCGAAGGTGTGGAACCAGGAATAGTATTGGCATCATTTAATGCTGGCTAATCCATCCAATAAGCAGGCTCTCCATAGTGGGGAGCCAAGAAGCAAAAGGAACATAAAATGCAACTGTTAACCGCTCGTGAATACCTGAAAGTAGATATCGCCAATAACTATGGCTTAGATAAGAAGACATGGGATGAGCGTATTGCTTGGTTCGATGAGAACGAAACTAACCTGCTTAATCTGGTAGATGAGGCTGAAGAATCTGCACTGTTCTTTGCTGGTGTAAACGCATGGAAAGATATGAAAGCAGGTAAGCCTATCGGTTATGCCGTAGCTCTGGATGCTACATCATCAGGCTTGCAGTTACTGGCCTGCCTGACTGGTGACCGTTCTGCTGCTGAACTGTGTAACGTAGTTAACTACATGGGAGAGAATGGTAAGCCATTACGTCGTGATGCTTATACAGTCATCTATCACAAGATGCTGGACATCCTTGGTGAAGCATCCCGTATTAAACGTAGTGACACCAAGCAAGCAGTTATGACTGCATTCTACGGCTCAGAAGCCAAGCCCAAAGAGGTATTCGGTGAAGGTATTCGTCTCAAGACTTTTGAGAATGTAATGGAAACTGTTGCAAGTGGTCCTTGGGCACTGAACAAGTTCTTACTGCAATGTGGTAACCCGGATGCCAACCGTTATATATGGGTACTGCCTGACAACTTCCACGCTGTCATTAAGGTAATGGTTCCTGAAGTACAGACTGTTAACTTCTTAGGTAAGCCATTCGACATCACTCGTATGGTTCAGGGTACTGAAGAGAAGACTCGTATGCTCTCTGCTAACATCACTCACTCAATTGATGGGATGGTGGTACGTGAGATGCTGCGTCGTTGTAACTTCGACCGTGACTTAGTGGAAGCTGTGAGAGAACTCTGTGATGAAGGTCCATCAGAATATGGGGAGATTGTAGGTAATCTGGAGAAGGTACAAGAGCTATGGAGCCACTATGAGAAATCTGGCTTCTTATCATTATCAATCATTGATTATCTTGACCCATGTACTATTGCTTATGTAGACCGTCAGGTAGTAGCAGATATGATTGACACTCTGCCTAAGAAACCATTCCCTGTAATGACTGTGCATGACTGCTTCCGTTGCCATCCTAACTACGGTAATGACCTGCGTCGTCAGTACAATCAGATTCTGTCTGACATCGCTAAGAGTGACCTGCTGGGCTTCATCCTGTCTCAGGTATTGGGGCAAGAGTTCTCTGCTGGTAAGCTGGATGACAGCCTCTGGCAGGACATTCTGGAGACTGATTATGCCCTTAGTTAAAAAAGAAGCCTATAGACAAGGTTTATATAGATTCAAAGCCCCAGGAGTTTGTTCTATCTTCTGGTCAGAAGATGACTGGATTGCCTTCGTAGATTCCTACAATGGTTGGACTGTGCAAGTGTGTTAGTAAACTAGCCTCATTCCTTCGGGAGTGAGGCTTATTTTTTGCTTGGAGGTAACAACTATGCTAATCAATTTTGAAGTAATCTTTCAGCTAATACTGATAGTTTTATCTGTACTGGTTCTGGCTACGATAGTTCGTGCCCACAAGTCTAAGTTTGCCTATTGCTACTATGGGGCATATTCATTTGGCTGCTTTGTAATGGCAGGATGGATGGCTTTTGCTCTCTACTGTGTAATCAACTAACCCACCACTAGGTGGGTTTTTATTTTTACCCATCGTGTATACTAACCCTGCTATTTACTTATGAGGAAATTGATATGCCAACTTTGAAAGTAGGTTTTAACAAAACCACTAATGTCGCAACTGTACTGGATGCCGGTGGTTCTATCCCCGGTGGTTCAGTAGAAGTAGGAACCTTTGTACACCCAGATGCCACTTACCCTGATAGCTTAGTTATCTATCACGGTGTACGTGATCTGCTGTATAAACGCTCTGCTAAAAACCCTGCTGAAGCAGGTTTCTGGCCTAACAACATCGTGGATATGCAGTCTATCTCTATTGATATGAAAGCAACTCCACGACTGACTATTGCTACCAAACTGCCTCGTGTAATCTCCGCTATCGAAGGTGAAGATATTAACTGGCATGTTGATGTAGCAGGTGGTAAAGCACCATTTACTTATAAATGGCAATTTAAAGCTGATACCGCTGGTGCAGTATTCGCTGATATTGATTCAGGTGAGAACGCATCTGCTATTACTGCAACATTGACTCTTAATGACGTAACAGCTGCTTCTGCTGGTACTTATAAAGTAATTGTTACTGATGCTAATGGAACCACTGTAGAAGATACCTCATTGCTGGCTGTAGGCTACTACGAAGCAAGCTCACTGGTAGCTACTCCTGATTCACTGGCTCTGTCTGTTGCTGCTGATACCGCTGCCGGTAAGACCGTAACAATTGCTGCTATGCCTGTTGGTTCTTCTGCTGGTACGCTGACTATCAAAACTGCTCCGGATTCTGCTCGTGCTACAGCTACCCTTGCTGGTAATGTGCTGACAGTTAAACCAGTGGCTGCTGGTGAAGCTACTTCTGTAGTAGTTACCAATGGTACTGTCGATGTAACCATCGCTATTACTGTTGCAGAGTAAGTGTATTTCTTTTCGTGGTTATAGCCCTCCTTGTGAGGGCTTTCTTGTATTTATAGGAGAGTAAAAATGACACAAAAATTGCGTGTATGGCACATTCCTCAAGTGCCAATGAAGGCATTTCATGTAGAGACAGATAGTCTTCAGGAAGCTGTTAAGATTAAGAATGCATTAGCAGACTATGACCTATTTCAGTATGAGAACAATGTCAAAGGCAATTATGCTAATGCTAACGGTATTGAGATGTGGGATGAGACTATCTCTGATCAAGAACTAGTGGAGATGGGTTTAGAAGACCGTTGGGTGGATTGGTATATTGAAACTGAAGATGATTTCTTTGATGACCCGGAAGAGTATCTGAATTATCTAACCAAGCAAGTATGATTGCTTTCTTGGGGTTATAAACCCTGAAATGAAACCCTCAAGTTTGACCTCCCTATTGAAGGGAGGTCTTTTTTTGACTATTGTTTGTCTGTTATATAAATATGTAAATCAACCTACTAACTAAGAAGGTAACTATGCGTAAAATTGCTATTGGATACGGTTGTGGTGCTGTAATGGGCCTTATTGCCTACGCTGCCCACTTAATCTTGGGTATGTCATTGATTGACCTGACGCCAGTCATGGCAGCTGCTATCGCAGCCCCACTCTTCGGTATTGTAACCTTTGATTTTAAAGCATTCAGTCGTGCTGCTGCTGAAGTAAGCAATCTAATACTGGGCCGACTTGGACACCGTTCCTTTGGTTCGGGCAGCCTATGCCGACCACACGGTCTATAAAGCATAAACTGATAGATAAACCCCAGCATTGACTGGGGTTTTCTACATCTGGAGCCAGGAAATGTATAAAGAGATTGCATTTTTCTCATTCTTACTGGGTGGTTTAATAGGTGCAGGATTTGTAGCTATTTCTAATACCTACTTTGGTTCTACTCCAAACTCTGTAACACAAACCCTCAAGCATGAATGTGAATTGAATATCCCTCGTAACCAAAACTGTGTAATGCAGTTCGTACCGGAGAAGAAATGAAAGTAACAAATCGTTCTGAGAACAATGAGGTAACTTTTGGTGATGTGCAGCCTGCTAATGGTTTTATTTATAACCAGACGGTATGTCTAAAGATTCACCTACCTGATGGTAAACCTGCTGCTGTTGCAGTAGAGACTGGTAAGTCTTTCTGTCTATCAGCAAGTACATTCGTAACACCAATAAACCTGGAAGGATATTACCTTTGAAATTAACTCAGTCCCAAGCAATCTTCCTTCGTATGGTTCAAGGTGGCTCTGCCACCAGCAACCGTAATAACAAAACCGCACAGTCTCTTAAGAAGCTGGGCTTAGTACAGTTCAATGCTGGTCTTGGGTGGTCATTAACCCCTATCGGTGTACTTCATCTCAATGAAATGAAAGGTAACTAAATGAAAACTTTACTTAAAGGTTTTACCGTAGCTGCACTGATAGCTTTGGCCCCAAATGCACAAGCAATTGAACCAGAACCAATTCTGGAAGGTGCTCAGGCTTACCTGGATGACACTCGTGATGCATTCGGACAAGGATTCTTCATGGGCAGTATGATTGCTTACATCGAGAACACTGATAACTGTGTTCCAGATGGTATTAAGTATTCAGACATTCTGCCTAAGATTGCCAAAGTAGTTATTTATGACTCTGCAATCCTCAAATTGAAGAATACATCTCAAATTGTTGTGTACTCAGTACACAAGGCATATCCCTGCACCAAATCTTAATTAGTAATTCCATTAACTTTAGGAGAGTAAGTAAATGGCAAGCATTGACTCCTTGACCGTATGTAATACACGTCAAGCTCGTAACTTTATTATCCGTGCCCTTAGAGCAGGTAACGTACCGTTCCTGACTTCATCACCGGGCATGGGTAAATCTGCAATTATTCGTTCTGTTGCAGAAGAATTTGGTATGAAGCTGATAGACCACCGTCTGTCTACTTCTGCCCCGGAAGACCTTTCTGGCTTACCATTTCGTAATGGTGACCGTGCAGAATTTATCCCATTCGCTGACTTATTTCCTATTGAGGGGGATGAATTACCAGAAGGGTATAATGGCTGGCTCTTATTCCTTGATGAGTTCAACTCAGCTAAGAAAGAAGTAGTAGCTGCTGCATACAAACTGATTCTGGACCGTATGACAGGTCAGAAAAAACTTCATCCTAATGTGATGATTGTATGTGCTGGTAACAAAGCTACCGACCGTGCCATTGTTAACCCACTAGGTACTGCAATGCAGTCTCGTGTGGTTCACTTTGAAATGGAACTTAACTTCGACATCTTTGTTGAAGACGTAATGGTTCCTCAGCAATGGGATGAACGTCTGGTTGCATTCTTACATGCTAACCCTGGTTATCTACATGACTTCGACCCTGCTCATAAAAACAAAACGTTCTGTTGTCCTCGTACTTGGGACTTTGTTAACAAAGACCTCAAGAACCTGCCAGAAGGTGCTCTGCCTGATGAAGATTCTATCTACTATGCAGGTCACGTTACTGCTGGTAAAGCTACAGAATTTGTTCAGTTTACTCAGGTGTACAATCGTATGATTACGATTGAGAAGGTAGTTAAAGACCCTATGGGCTGTGCACTACCGGAAGATAACAACCTGTGCTGGGCTACCGTTAACCATCTGGCTAACAAAACTACTGAAGAAAACTTTGCTGATGTTCTTCAGTATATTGAACGCTTTAAAACATTCACCCATAAGATTCTGTACTTCCGTACAGTAGGCAATGCATTACCAGATCTTCAGGCTACTCCTGAATGGCGTAAGGCTGCTGCTAATATCTCTCGTTACATTCACGGGTAATCACACTATGAACCAGATACCTCAGCACACACTTAGTGATGAACAACTCTTGCGTGAGTATGACCGTATTCAGGCCAACGCTTTCCTAGGACGCAGTGCAGCGTTTTTTGGTTCATTGCTGTGTAGTCTTAAGTTCTCATGGAAACGTGAGGATTGTCCCACTGCATGTACTGATGGGATAGAACTCCATTTCAACCCAGATTTCTTTATCTGGATGTGCCCAGATGCAAGGGAAACAGTGTTAATGCACGAACTCTGGCATGTAGCATATCTACATGGCATCCGTTGTGGAAGCCGTGACCCGGAAGTCTGGAACCAGGCATGTGATCACTTCATTAACCTTCAGTTAGAGGAAGATGGTTATAAGTTCACTGGCATTGATAAAGGTATTTGCAAAGACCCTCAATATAAAGGATGGGTCGAAGAAGACATCTACGATGACCTGATGAAGAACCCTCAGAAAAGGCAGAAGCCGTCTGGGGGTGCTGGAGCAGGTCTTGCTGGCGACATGAAAGCTCCCTCTTCGGGGCAGTCCCAGGGTGCTGTTGTCAACAACGTAGTACGTGCAATGCAGAGCCAGAAGATGGCTGGTGGAACAATGCCCGGTAAAGGTGCTGGTCGCATGGAAGAGGTTATTACCCAATTCCTTAAACCAGTGGTTCCCTGGCAGGAAGTTCTGATGAACTTCTTTACCGACATTGATGACACACATTATACGTGGGCCAGACCTAACCGTCGTTTCTTTGACATTTATCTACCTTCCCTGGAAGATGATGAAGGACGCTTACGACACTTAGCCTACTTTGAGGATGTATCTGGTTCTATTAGTAGTGCTGACTCTCTGCGTTTTAACTCAGAGGTTGCCTATGTTAAGAGCCAGTTTAATCCTAAGAAGATGTCCTTAATTACCTTCGACGATATTATTCAGGAAGAAATAGACATCACTGAAGAAGATACTTTCGAAGAGATTAAGATTACAGGCCGTGGTGGTACAAACCTTGAACCAGTACGAGATTGGATTATTAAGAATAAGCCAACCGCTGCAATCATATTCTCTGATATGTATGTTCGTCCAATGGAAGAATTACCATTTGATATCCCTATCATCTGGTGTGTTCTGAATAATCCCAATGCTACCGTACCTTTTGGGGAGGTAGTTCATATCCCTAAAGGAATGAAATAATGGTTGTTAATGGTAATTCTCTATATCGTTCATCTCAGTTGCTGGATGTACCAGACCGTAAGGTATCCGAACATGGTGTAAGCTATGGATTAGGTGAAGCTGGTTATGATATTCGCATCAAACAAGATATTACCTTCTATTGCTTATTTGGGTTGATTCCAATGGTGAAGGTCGTTGATGGAGATCAAGTATCACGCCATCTCGGTAAATTCGCATTGGCTTCAGCAATTGAGAAGTTCAACATGTCACCATCCTGTGTGGCTATCGTTCACGACAAGTCTACATGGGCAAGACGTGCATTATCCGTATTTAATACAGTAATCGAACCAGGATGGAAAGGGTATCTTACCCTCGAATTGGTCTATCATGGTCGTAAAAAACTGCATATCCCGGCTGGTTCTGGGATAGCTCAAGTATTATTTCATCTGGTTCAGGAACCTGCTAATTACAATGGCAAGTATCAGAACCAGGAAAACAAACCAGTAGCTGCAAGAAGCAGTAAATAAGGAAAACTCATGTCAGTATTTCAAGTAACTCATGCAACCTCAGATGTACGCTTAACCATTAATGCTGCAAATGTAATTGCAGTAGAACAGATTCCACAGTCTGACCATGCACGCGTCATATTTGTAGATAATAACTATATAGAAACCAAAGAAACCTATCGTTCAGTACGCAATTACCTGAAGAAAGCTCTTACACCTGCAAGCAAAGACTCTGAGTAAGTAGCTGCCTAAATAGCCCAGCATAGTTGGGCTATTTGTGAAGAAACTAACTCAACCCTACATAGGAACCATCATGGAATCTTTAGCAGCAATCCTTGTTCTGTTATTTGTATTAGCTGTATACCTTATCCCTACTATCATCGCTTTTACACGAGGCCATGCCTCTAAGTGGGGCATTGGTGTGCTTAATATCGTATTAGGCTGGTCTTTAGTCTTCTGGGTAGTAGCACTTATTTGGGCACTGTCCAACAAAGGTCAGAACCAGGTTACAAATGTAACTGTTGTTCAAACCAATGGTGGCAGTAAAGCAGAGTAACTAACCGAAGTATCCCTAAGAGGGTACTTCTGGAAGTTGCTTCCAGCTCATTGCTTATCCTTCTCCTAATCCAAGCCCACATAACCCGTGGGCTTTTTTAATTACAGGTACTCGTATGTCAAACAGACGAAATGGTAAGTCTATCTTGTATGGGCTGGACTTAAGTAAGCTGGAACAAACTGCAATGCTTACTTTGGGTAAAACTATTCATGACCAAGTAGAGAATGAAAGTGAATTAGATCTTTATACAACAATGCAGGTTCTTGTTCAGAAAGGATGGACTACTGGAAGACCTTTTAATACCACCTCATACATTCCCCCAGAACCGCATCTGAAATCTAAGGTAGACCATATCATAGATAAGTTCTGGGCATATCCAGGAGAAGGTCACATGTACCTATACCTGGAGCAGTTACGAAAGAATCCCATTACTCGTGACTTGTTCAAGGGTAAGAGTACTACTCACCACTACCCCTGGTATAGAAGAGGTAGTAAATACTAATGCGTATCCCATTCCTAAGAAAAAGGGAACGAAATCCTGTTCTTTATAATAAAGGCATAGAGGATGAGTATGAACTCAACCGTAAAGCTCGTTCCTATACAACAAAATTATTCATGGGTACTAATACCCCTGATAGATTACTGGACTTTGTTTTTGAACAAGTCTTTATCATATACAGCTTAGCTATGTCTGCTGGTTCACAAGAAGTAAGTGATAAGGCAAGAGTTGCTCTCTGTATGCTCCGTAAAGAGTATGAAGCCCTCATGTATGAAGACTTGTACTCCTTTAAAGAAGAAACCGCTGTAGCGTGTTCTGTGGCCCTTACTGAAGGTGTAGCAGTATTACAAGAACTACCTCGTAGTGAGTTTAAGCTGGTATACGTTCAGGTTAAGAGAATCACAGAGACGAGAAGTGGTATCACCAACTATCTAAGGTCATTCTAATGATTAAGGCATCAGTAATTGCAGATTCCGTTCATCCAGAAACAGGAACTCGTATCACAACCTTTGAATTGGTTTATCCCCGATTCATTCACAGTGAGTTTATGACCCACCGTGTATTCAACCGTAATGCTTCAAGTAGTCGTGCTATCCCCACTGCTAAGTTCATCGAACAAGTTCGTAATGAACCAGTGATGCCAAGTCACTGGGGTAAGAACCAGAAAGGTATGCAAGCATTTGAAGAGCTATCAGAAGACCAACGCAGTGATGCAATTTTTATCTGGGAACAGGCTGCATCCAGTGTTGCCACCTATGCTGAAATGTTGCGTCGTGGGCAAGTACATAAGCAGATTGTTAACCGTATTCTGGAACCATTCACACATATCCGTGTAGTGGTAACTTCAACAAGCTGGGCTAACTTCTATGGACTGCGTGACCACAAAGATGCACAACCAGAAATTCGTGAACTGGCTCAAGCAATGCGTAAGGCACAAGAAGAGAGTTCACCAAAAACACTATCGCATGGACATTGGCATCTGCCATATATTACTCATAGTGACCGTGTTGGGGCTTATAATTTCTGCAAACGTAATCGAGTTACACGCGATGAACCAAGTATTGCAGAAATGTATGGATTACTTCTCAAAGTGAGTGCTGCACGTTGTGCACGAGCTTCCTATAACAACTTTGAAGGACGCCCTTCTACTATCGAAGAAGACCTCGGCTTGTTCGCTAAGTTAGTGGAAAACCAACCTATTCATGCTTCTCCAACGGAACATCAAGCTACGCCTATGAACCTTGGTGAGAAGTACGTGAATAACATGAACCCAGTTACCTGGGAACAAGGTGTTACATCCATGGATAAAGAAGGGAATCTGTATTCAGGTAACCTGCTTCACTTTATCCAATTCCGTAAGTTAATCCCCGGTGAGACTATTACTGAATGAAAAAACTAGCTCTGTACACAATGCTAACTAGTGCCTTACTCACACTAATCTTCGCATACAAAGTAGCCTTTGTATTAGAAACAGATATGCAGTTCATTCGAGCCAGCATTCTGCTCTTTGTAAGTGAAATTGGTTTGTGGTGCATTTACTACTTTGCTCGTGATTATGAAGCAATTCGTGAACATGATGAAGCAAAGGAACGTATGAGACGCTTCATTGAAGAAAATAGTAAGTAAACCTAAGACCTCCTCCGGGAGGTCTTTTTTTGGTTTCAATTAACTCTTTCAGGAGGGCATATGCCTGCTAAATACCGTATCAAAGACACACCCGTAATGTGTGAAGGTGAGAAGGGTGACATTGTGTATGCCTGTATTCAGGATGACTTCAATGCTGCCCAGATGCTAACCCAAATGACCAATACACTGCATGTATCAGTAACACTGGACCCTACCGGTGACTATCCATGCTTCCCTATTCCTGCCCATAACCTGGAGCAAATTCATGATAAATCCTGAAGTAATTCATAGTAAAACCGGTAAGGCTGTACCACTTAGTGAGATTGCAGTAACTGGAGATATTGCTGCTTGCCCTGCAAATATTGCTTCTCTCCGTATGTGTATTGCTGCACTGGCAGAAGAACGTAAATTATGGCTGGAACCAAGCAAGGAAATGGTACTGGCTGGTTTAGCTGAAGTGCAAAACACGTTAGATAACTGGGAAGAGAATGGCCCACTCCCTTATGGGACTGTCAACGATATAACAGATGACATGGCATCAGATATGGCTGTGTTTGTATTGCAAGCAATGGCAGGTAAACGTAATGGCTAATGTAAATATCGCCTCAGAGAAAACGTATAGCATTCAGATTAATGGATTAACCGAGTATCAGGTCTTATTCCTAATGAATGCTTTTCAAAATAGTCCAGTGGGTCACCATCCCAATGATGAACCACGGGAAGAAGCTGAACTTCGTAAGGCTATTTTTGATAAATGTAAACAAGTTCTAATGTAAGCAACATTTAATCTAGAGAGTAAATAAATGTTAGTTGCAGATACCAATGAAGTAGCTACCTCAGCGACACTGGGTGGCAAAGAAACTATTGCCTTTGGCATCTCTGATGACCCGGCATTCTTTCATGTATTAAGTACTTCCCTGTATAACAATCCTACTCTGGCAGTAGTTCGTGAGACTATCTGTAACAGTTGGGATGCTCATATTGAAGCAGGTAAAACTGATACCCCTATCCGTATTACCATTGATACAGACAACTTTATTACCTTCCGTGACTTCGGTAACGGAATCCCAGATGAACTCATTGGTTCCATCTATGGTGTCTATGGTGCATCTACTAAGAAGTCCAACAGTAGTGTTACTGGTGGCTTTGGTCTGGGATGTAAATCCCCATTCGCTTATACAGATAGCTTCCAGGTTACTTCATGGAACCAAGGAAAGATGTCTGTATATAACGTAGCTAAGGCTGCGATTGAGAATGATGGTAAGCCTGGTATTGTTCCTATTGTTACTAATATTCCTACTAAGGAATCTGGTCTGGAAGTTAAATTCCAGCTAGGTAAGCATGATGTAAATACCTTTGTACATTACATCAAGTCAATCGTGTTTAACGGTGAGATTAAAGCTGAGCTAAGTACCCCCAAACTCATTAGAACAGACGAGAGTAATAGTATTCAGCAGGGCGACTACACTCTACTGAGTACACTAGGCATGTCATTTGAGCCTGGTTCATATGATATGTCTGATAGCTGGTATCAAGGCTATATGGGAAGCAGTAACATATACGTTCGCTACGGTAACGTAATGTACCCAATTGTATCCAGCCCAGCTAGTGAAGAGGCTGTAGGTCTTATCCTCAACTTCATGAATATTATTGGTGCTGACAATTTAGTAGTTCAGGCTGCACCAGATACGCTGGCTATTGCTCCTAGTCGAGAAACACTATCTAACCAGAAGTTAACCGACGATGGTATTACTACTCTATGTGTAGATTTAGTAGACCGTATGGAGAAAGAGATTAAGGCTAAGATTCCTGAAGCTATTAAGCAGGTTGAAGAATATGCCTCTAAATCCTCTACTCGCTTCTGGGAATATCCTTCTTTCCTGGGTGCTGTTACAGACCCAATTGTTCAACGCTATATGTCCTCCAGTTTATGGGCTAAGCAACGTAAGCACCACATCAAGCACTGGCGTAACTTATCCAATAAGGCATTATTAGCCCGTCCTGAATATGCAGGACTTAAAAAACTATATAGTAAGGCTATGGGTGCTCTTAAACATACACGTGCAGACTGTGCAACCTTATTTCAGGATTTAGTATACCGTCATCTACATTTACCCCAGCTTGCTGCTTTAAAAGCTTCTGGTGTTAAGTGGTCTGGTTACATAATGAATCAAGGTAACACTGTAGACCTGGTGAAAGGTAAACTTACTGACTACTTTAAGATTTACCATAACTCCCACCAGAGTATTGGCATATTCACTACCAAGAATGTTGTAGTTACCCGACGTTTATCTGATTGTGCAGACTCTTTCTCATACTTCCCTGAGTACAACCGAGGTGACCTGGAGCGTACAGCTTTTGTTCACGTCGTTGGTCCTAAGAAGGGTGCAGCAGAAGAGGCTGTAGCTAAGTTCACTGCTATGGGTTATCGGGTAATTGACCTTACTCAATATAATGAGTGGGACAAACCAACTAACTTCCGCAGGGAACAGGCTAAGATGGCTGCTGAGAAACGGGCTAAGACAATAGCTGCCAATAAAACCAAAGCAGAAGGTAAAACTAATGCACTGATTTCATTGAATGCAGTTCTTGGTACTACTCTTGGATGGGATAAGAGCGGTGATTTGATATATAAGCCATTCATTGACAAGGGATTTGCTGACCCAAGTCGTCATGAGAAGCACGGTTTCGTTGAAGTGGAGCAACCTAAGTACTACGTACTAGCCAATCAGGTTGGTTCGGGTAGTTCTGTAACTGCTCAGATTGGAACCATGTGGAAATGGTATGAGCTGACCGATGAGATGAAAGCAGAGACAGTTGTCTGCCGTAATCAAATCGAAGCTAACAAGGCCAAACGACGAGGTGCTATCCACATTGATGATGTTCGCTTTAGTGAATTGATGTCAGTTATTACCAGTAAAGGCTTCAAGAAATATGTTACTGAACACCGCATCGATATTCTGGAATACATAGGACTGGATGACAGAGAGTATTGGGAAATCCTCAACATACTAGGTCTAACATTCAAACCATTACAGAATCTGATTTTTAAACCAGAGTATGAATGGGCATATGACTTTTTACGTAATCGACCACTCAACAACAAAGAAAAACTTGTTGAAATGGGTTGTATTAAGTCAGTGAATGACTTAGAGCCATATGTAAAGATGGTTAATCCACGTAACCATAAGTACTATGAGATACTTAATGGTTACAAAGAGTTATTCAGCTATAGCTGGAATAAAAATGACATCCTACAGACGCTGGACTTAGGTAGTTTGGTAAAACACCTTAAGAAGAATCCAGAGGATATTCCTGGGTTTAAGTCCCTCTACCGTAATCGTCTAAATAAACTGAAAGGTAACTAATCTGATGAAAATCGAACTGATTTCTATCATCGCACTGGCAGTTGACAGTCGTAACCTTACACTGTGGAAGCCAGATGGCTCCACGGTTGTATATCCACAGAGCGACCCACGGGTTGCTCGTATTGTATCTGAAGCACAAACCAAAGGTCTGGGAACTACCAAAGACCAAGTAGAAGTAAACATTGCACCAGAAGTAGAACTACGTACTGAATATCTGGAAGCAGAGAAGAACACTAACGGATTCGTCCGTTTCTTCAAGGTAGCAAAAGCTAAACTGAAAGAGTTCTTCGAAGATGGTACAGGTGCTCCACCTGCCCGTATCGTTTCTGATATTAAGCTAGGCAATCCTACTAAAACATTAGTATCTAAAGCTATGGATACCTTCCTGGCTGTACAGGCTAATGAACCAGAAGTAACAGTAACAGATGGCTATTATGACAGACGTGACAATCTGATGTGGGTTACTGGCTGGGATAAGGACCACAACCATCCTGCACTGGTTCGTTTTATCAATGACGTACTGCGTTGTGGTTATGACCATACCAACCGTACTCTTGCACAAGAATGGCCTATTGCAATTCGTGCAGTATCCGATGATGAGATGGGTGAGTTTTCTAAACAAGCCAAGCACATCAAAGGAGTACACGTTGTATTTACCAATCGTGATGAAACGCCATTTCCTTACGTAGAAGTAACTAAAACTACGAACCAGGATAAACTGGCTGCTGCTTCTGAGAAGTTAGCTGCATTGGGGGCTATTAGTACCGATGATGCTAACTTCCACACTGATGTGAGGGAAGATGAAGTAGTTGTTGCTGTCACCAACAATGGGGTTATCCCTGGAGTTGAAAACCTACAACGTCACCTACGTCAGTCTGCCAAGCTGAAAGACTACAAAGGCTTTACTAAGTTCCTTGAGCGTCTGGCTCCGGTTATTAAAGACCGTCTGCACTCAGTGGAAGACCTGATGAAATTCATGGAGACTGCTGAACTGCCTATTGCTGATGATGGTTCAATCCTGTTCCTGAAACGTCTTCAGTATAAAGGAGAAGATGAACACAAACGTCGTGTATTCGTTGACTGTCATTCAGGCAATATCCGTCAATGGGTAGGCTGTAAAGTGCAAGTGCGTGAAGACCTGGTAGACCCTGACCGTCGTCAGGACTGCTCAAATGGTCTGCATGTAGCATCCATGAGTTATATCCGTAGCTTCGGTGGTAACGTAACTATCCTTGGTAAAGTAGCACCGGAAGATGTATTTGCTGTTCCTCAGTACAGCACCAATAAGATGCGTGTATCTGCATATCATATTATTGCTGAACTGCCGGAAGAAGAACGTAATAACGTTAACAATGGCATCTATCTGTCTAAAACAGAAGTAGGTAAGAAATTACTTAATGATGCCATCGTTGGGAACCATAGTTCACCTACCACACTTATTATGGTTGGTGGTCACCGTGGTACTAACCTCAAATACACTAATCTTACATCTGGTTCTGTAGAACAATTCCGTACAGTTGCTAATAAAGAGGCACTGAATATGGAAGAGACACTGAATGAAGCTGTAGCTACTGAACCAGTGAAGGCTACTGACCTTAAACCTGTTAATAAGAAGGCTCCTACTGTGAAAGAACAAATCCAGGAACTGGTTAAAGAGTTCCTAAATGCACCAACCCAAGAAGATGAGTTAGCTGCTGCTGACCTTCTGGTAGAACTGCGTTCCAAAGCCAGAAAGCCTTGGGGTGCATTCGGTGTCGGCAGTGATGTAGTAGCTAAGATTGCTGATGTACGTTCTACACGTAAACCAGAACCTAAAGCTGTTAAGCAGGATAAGACAGTTAAACCTACGCGTTCTGCTGCTGCCACTAAAGTAGCTCCATCTGGTAAACACGCTGATAATCTGCGTAGCATCCTGAACGATACGTCGTACTCCGACTATCAGAAAGGCCATGCTCTGCAAGACTATAAGCGTCATGCTAAGAAGTCATTCACTGCAATGGGTTTGACTGAGGAAGAAGCTAAGTTAGCTACCAAGCTGGTTAAGGCTGCTAAGTAATGGTTAGCATTGATAAGGTGGATATACGGGAAGTAATCACACCCCTAAAGCAAACCGTTATAAGGATTTGTGTGAAGTACAACGGACACTTTGGTCAATTCTTTGAAGGCTTGTCTCTAGAAGATGCGATGAAAGAGTTCGGAGAATGGTATAAGAACCAGTCCTAGCCTGTTCAAAAGCCCTCACTTGTAATAAAGTGAGGGTAATTTTGAGGAGGAAATAAGCTATGTCTAAAGTATTCAGAAGTAATCGCAAAGCAACTGATGAAGACATCATTCGCATGAATGCTGTTGGTCTGTCCCTCGCAACTATCGCTAAGACGCTGGGGGTTCACCCCACTACGGTTACTTTGCGATTGCGTTCTCTAAACATTGAACCAGCCGACACACGTCGGACGTTCATGGAAAACGTATTACGACCTTTACCAACCCATGTGGCTGATTGGCTGTCAGAACAAGTTGGTCCTGCTTATGAGATTCGCTCATATGTAAGAGACTTGATTCTGGAGGCATATAATAATCGCCACCTTAACCAAGAGAGTGAACATGAAAAGTTCATCCGTTTGTACGCTGGCAAATACGGAAGCCTGGTTCCGGAAAGCAGTACCAAATCCAACGAGTAAAAACATTAGTACCCAGATTGGTTGCCATCTGGAAGAAGTATGTGAAATGTTAGATGAGTTGACCCCATCCTGTGAGGATAGTATGCAAGTGTTAGCCGATGCACAGGCTGCTTTGGGTAAATTATCTCTGCTGATGAAAGCAAACCACATGGCTATCTTCCCAGCGAATAGCAATCGCTTAGCTTTGCTGGACTCGCTGGCAGACCAGATTGTTACAGCAACTGGCGTCGGTACTTTCCTTGGGATGAATGTCCCCGGAGCATTGGCTGAAGTCAATCGCTCAAACTATTCTAAGTTTGAAGATGGGGAACCTGTCTTCAATGAGAATATGAAAGTTATGAAAGGGAAAGACTATACTCCCCCGGATTTAACCCCTTACATCTAACCCTCTACGGAGGGTTTTTTACTGGAGATTTTAATGTTTTCCAAACCTACCAAAGCCCCACTGAACAAGGGGCAAGAAGCGGTTGCGAAGGAGTTCTTCGACTTCCTGCTCGACCCTAATGCTACCGAATTTGGAATTTCAGGCCCAGGAGGTACTGGTAAGACATTCCTGATGTCGCACCTCATTGATGACACTATGCCTGCATATATGGAAACTTGTTCTCTAATGGGAACCAAGCCTCTGTATAACGAAGTTGTTATGACTGCGACCACGAACAAAGCTGCTGAAGTTCTGGCTCAAGCTACAGGTCGTCCAACGTCTACCTATCATTCCTTCCAGGGTCTGATTGTTAAGAATGACTTTAAGACTGGTGAGGCTAACGTAGTGCCATCTAAATCATTCACTATTAAGAAGAACAAAATTATCTTCGTAGATGAAGCATCCATGATTGACCGTCAGTTACTTAAGTATGCTCGTGAAGGTACTCACCAGTGTAAACTGGTATTCGTAGGAGATGCTTCTCAGCTTCTACCTGTTAAAGAGAATAAGTCTCCAGTGTATGCAGGTAATATCCCAACACACTATCTGACTGAACAGATGCGTACCGATGCACCGGAACTCAAAGCATTGCACCAGCAATTGCGTGATACGGTGGAAGGTAAGACAGGCTTCCTGCCTATTAAATGTATTCCAGGCATTATTGACTGGGTACAGGGGGAAGAGATGGAGAAACTGGTTCTCAGTCACTTCACTCAACCTACCAACAGCCGTATTGTTGCTTACACAAATGACCAGGTTATTAATTACAATAACTACATTCGTGAAGCCAATGGCTACGTAGGTGAATACTCCATTGGTGAACAGTTAGTTTCTAACTCTGCTGTTCGTTTGGGGGTGGATGACCGTCTGTCTATCGAGCAAGACGTAAAACTCATTGACCAGGACAGTAGTACTCGCATGATTAAGGTTACAGGTGACCTGGAACTGGAAGTTCGTGATAGTACTCTGGACCTTGGTTACGGTGGTATCGTAAGTGAAGTTCCAGTACCTACTGACCCGGAATACTTCAACCGTTTGGTTAAGTGGCTAGGTAAAGAGAAGAACTGGGAACCATACTTCCGTCTTAAAGAAACCATTCCAGACCTACGTGCTACTCATGCATGTACTGTCCATAAATCACAAGGCTCTACTTACGACACAATCTTCATTGATGCAGATGACCTCTCAAGCTGTCGCCAACCTGATATGGTTGCCCGTCTGCTTTACGTCGCTGTGTCTCGTGCCCGTAAGCGAGTAGTGTTCTACGGCAATCTTGCCAGTAAGTATGGTGGTCTAACTTTCTAAGGGAGGATATATGCCTCAGATTGGTTCAGCGACTATTGGTCAAGTTGCCAATAGCAGCGAGATAGTCAAACACCTGTTCTTAGCAGAACTGGTTCGTCTTGATAGTGTGTTAAACGGTATCATTGATAAGAATGACCGTATCAATGGTATTGATGTATCAGCTGGATTTCTTTATCAAGGGGAGTTCTATCAGCGTTCTAATGCTTCCAGACCTCCAACCTACGGTGAACGATTAACACTTAATCCAGAACTATGGCCTGCAATGGACAAGTATCTGAAAGCCTCCAGTCGTCTGATTATGGAAGTACACCTTGTGAACCAGACTGTATATCGCCTGGTTCGTGGTTGTATGTCCTATCAGGATGTACGTGATGCTTTACCTGAATGCCTGGTAGCACAAGACCAGACTGGTAAGTACAAGGAACTGCCACGTACTCGTGAAGCAGCCTGGACTCTTGCTGGTGATACTATGGCAATAAAACAGTATGAGAAGATTCTGCCTTCTATTGAGTACTATGCAGCTTCCCATCTGATTTTCTAAGGTAAAGCTATGCGTTACATCACCTCTCAAGATACGGGTAAGTATCCTATTGCTATCCTCGGTCATCAAATCCGAAGGGAGGAGATGATTAAAACCTACCTGCTGCCTAATGACCTAAGCATGGAAGATTTCATCTTCATCGAACTTCATTCTGCCCCAGGCAAGAAGAAGACTCCTGCAAGGGAGATTAAGGAGTTCATACAGCAGGAATTGCAGCAAGTACTGGATGATGCAGAAACTCAGTACATTATCTGTACCGATTCTGATTACTTCAAAATACTGACTAAAGAAGCTAAAGCAGAGGCTAACCTTGGCTATGTTTGTGATTCAGTATGGGGTAATCAAAAGGTTATCTATGCACCTAGCTACAGGCAGGTCTTTTATGACCCACCTGTAGTGAAATCCAAGATTGCTCAAGGTATGGATGCATTACTTAACCACATTCGTGGACAGTATGCTGAACCAGGACAAGGAATCATTGAGTTTGAAGCTTACCCGGATACCCCAGAGAAGATTAAAGCCTGGCTAGACCAGCTGCTTGAGATGAATAAGCCACTGGCTATAGACATCGAAGCATTCGGTTTAAAGCACTATAACGCCGGTATAGGAACAATTACATTCTGTTGGAGTAAGACACAAGGCATAGCCTTTAATGTGGACTACGAGCCGATTCCTGGAGCTACAGAAGCACCATACGGGCGTATCAATAGAAATGATGTTGTTCGAAATCTTCTACGTGAGTTCTTTATTAAGTACACTCAACGGCAGATGTATCACAACATTAGCTATGACGTGTACGTACTCATCTATCAGTTATTCATGGATAACCTGATTGATACAGAAGGCTTACTGCATGGCATGGATATCATGCTACGTAATTGGGACTGTACTAAGTTAATCACCTACCTGGCTACTAACAGCTGTGCTGGTAATCACCTTAGTCTGAAAGACCAGGCTCAGGAGTATGCTGGTAACTATGCTCAGGATGATATTAAAGACATCCGTCTTATTCCTAATGAACAGCTGTTACGCTACAACCTCATTGATGGTTTGTGTACTTGGTACACCTATGAGAAGCACTGGGATACTCTCATTGCTGATGACCAACTGGATGTTTACAACAACATCTTTAAACCAGCCTGTGAAGACATTATTCAGATGCAGTTAACCGGTATGCCCATGAATATGGAAACCGTTAACCAAGTAGCTAAAGAGATGGAAACTGACAGGAACCAGGCTCTGAAAACTATTCGTGAATCTAAGCTCATGAAGAATTTCACCCTGATGCTTCGTCAGGAATGGGTAGATGATAAGAATGCTAAGTTGAAGAAGAAGCAGGTAACACTTGCTGATTGTGACATCGAGTTTAATCCAAACTCTGGTCCACAATTACAAAAACTGTTATTTGATTATATTGGCTTACCAGTTCTTGGTCTTACTAAGAGCAAGCAACCTGCTACTGACGGTGACACTATTAAAGCACTGCGTACACATACGCAGAGTGAAGATGTTAAGGAACTGCTCAATGCACTTATCGACTATAAGCTCGTGGATAAGATTATCACTAGCTTTATACCAGCTTTCAGGAATGCCCAACCGGGACCGGATGGTTGGCACTACCTATTCGGCAACCTCAATCTGGGAGGCACAGTCTCCGGTAGGCTATCGGCTTCAGAGCCAAATCTACAAACAATTCCATCCGGCTCTAAATATGCCAAGAAGATTAAGAAATGTTTCGAAGCAGCCCCTGGCTGGGTATTTTGCGGCTTGGATTTCGCCTCGCTGGAAGACAGAATCTCTGCACTGACTACTAAAGACCCACAGAAGCTTAAGGTGTATACCGATGGCTATGATGGGCACAGTCTCCGTGCATATGCTTACTTTGGTGAGCAGATGCCAGACATTGAAGACACGGTAGAATCCATTAACTCCATTCAGCATAAGTACAAATCATTGCGTAGTGACTCGAAGGCTCCAACCTTCTTGCTTACCTATGGTGGTACGTATATGGGCTTAATGAAAAACTGTGGCTTCTCTGAAGAGAAGGCTAAGACTACAGAGAAACGTTATCACGACCTCTATGTAGTTAGTGACAGGTGGGTTCAGGCTAAGCTAGACGAAGCTGCCAAAACTGGTTATGTTACTGCCGCATTCGGTTTGAGAGTGCGTACTCCTTTACTGGCTCAGGTTTTACGTGGGACATGTAAGACTCCGTATGAAGCAGAAGCTGAAGGCAGAACCGCTGGTAATGCTTTAGGGCAAAGCTGGTGTCTACTGAATAACCGTGCGGGTTCCGAGTTTATGCGTAAAGTCAGAGCCAGTGAGTTCAGATTAGATATACGTCCTAGTATTCACATTCATGATGCCCAGTACTTCATGATTCGTGACAACATGGATACCTTGCAGTACACGAACAAGCACTTGGTTGAGGCTGTTAACTGGCAAGACCATCCTGATATTGCTCATCCAGAAGTTGGTTTGGGTGGGGAACTATCCTTGTTCTACCCAACGTGGGCTAACGAGATTGAAATTCCAAATCACGCTACCCCAGAAGAAGTTCATCAAACAATTCAAAAGGCATTCGCATGACTAAAAGTACTAAAGAAACCGTCGTCAGAAAATATCATTGGATGATAGCAGCACAGGTAATCTTCCAGCTTCCTAAGGTGGATGACGGTTCCCTGCTTACTATGAACACAATGTTGCTCACTGACGAACCTCATGTGACCTATAAAGATTTGGCTCGTGCCAATCACTCTCTGAAGATTAGTCTGGACCAGCGTTTCGACACCTCGGTTGATTTGAAAGACATTGTTTATCTGTCTATTAACAACCTGGGCCTAATGTCTGAACCAGAGTTCCAAGCAAACATGGTTCCCAAGGGGGAATAATGACTAAGCTCTCCGGTGGATTGAATAACTGGTATGTAGTACCAGTTAAGCACCCTCAACGGAAAGAGCAAGAGCCATATCAAGCAGAGTGCGAGGATATTATCCAAGCACTGGGCATGACCTTCGATGAGGGTTGTGCCTTTAAAGCTCTATGGCGAAATGCTGCTGCCCGTATGGGTAATGGTAAGCCAGGAAACACTACAGTGTATGACTGTGAGAAGCTGGTTCATTACACTAATCGTCTACTTGCTAAAGCTTTCATTGATTCTAAGGCTAGTGCTGAAGCAGTTAAGGAAGAAGAATCCTGTACCGATTGGGTTTACAGTAATGAAAGACCTTCCTTCATGCGTAAGTGGAAGAAGATTGAGTATGAGTACAAGGACCATTGTAAAACATACACATGCTTTCCTGGAGGATTCCTTTTCGAGTCCATTAATTGGGAAAATATTTATCGTTATAGGATTACCTTCTGATGAAGATAACCAACAACCATGATGTCTCACTGGCTCTGGCTGTATGGCTATTGCATGATGAGTATGATTACGTAGACAATCCTAAGTATCTGTCTGCTACTACATTGCTTAAACCTCTTAAGCAAATTGTCATGAAACATCGTGTAGATTTCAGTGACCAGTCTATTGATGTTATGGATTTCGTCTCCACATCAATGGGTACTGGCTTACATGACTCTATCGAGAAAGCCTGGAAGCTAGGTCATAAGACTGCATTGAAGAAGTTGGGTTATCCTCAACGAGTAATTGATGCAGTAGTCATTAACCCAACCAAAGCAGACTTTGATGCTAACCCTGACATTATTCCAATCTACATTGAACAACGTGGAACCAAGATAGTTAAGGGTTGGACTATCGGTGGTAAGTTCGACATCGTAACAGAAGGTCTGTTGCAAGACTTTAAGTCTACCTCAACCTATTCCTGGGTTGCTGGTTCCCGTGATGATGAACACAAGATGCAAGGTAGCTTGTATCGTTGGATTCACAACGACATCATTACCGAGGATGTAATTCGTATTAACTACATCTTCACTGACTTCATGAAACACATGGCTAATAGCAATCCGAATTATCCTGCTAATCGTATTATGCATAAGGATATTCCGTTGCTATCTGTCGAGAAGACTGAACGTTGGGTAGAAGAGAAGATTCACCTCATTGAGAAGTACTGGGATGCTCCTGAAGAGCAAATCCCTGAATGTACTGACGAGGAGTTGTGGCGAACAGAGCCACAGTTCAAATACTTCTCTGATGCTTCTAAGGTAGATGTACCTGGAGCCAGAAGTACTAAAAACTTTGACGATATGTCATCTGCCCGTATCTTCATGGCTGAAAAAGGTGGCAAGGGTGCTATCAAGGTCGTGGAGGGGCAGGTTAAGCGTTGTCTGTACTGCCCTGTCGCGTCCATTTGCAAACAAAGAGAGAGATATTTTCCATCATGAGTATTGACCTTACCGGAGTAGTGCACCATCCAGCGATTGAAGAAATCGTAGATGTGCTCTGCAATAAAACCCAGAATAATGACCGGGGATTCTTCCGTGTCGAAGTGGCCTACTTCTTGGCTAAAATGGCATCCTGCATGGGTGCAACCATCGTAACTAAAGACCGTGGTGACCTGCCGGTAAACATCTACGCTATGGCGTTGGCTACATCTGGTTTCGGTAAAGGTCACTCAGTAAATATCATTGAAGACGGGTTCATGACTGGCTTCCGTAAACGTTTTATGGAAGACACCATGCCCGTCATTGCAAATGACCGTCTATGGAAGATTGCTAACGAACGTTCTGCACGTCAGGGCACTGACCAGCAGGAAGAGTTTGATAAAGTTGAAGCAGAATATAAACGTGCTGGGGCATTCCCATTCACATTCGACTCCGGTACAGCACCTGCTGTAAAACAGCTTCGTCACAAACTGCTTATGGCTGGTTGTGGCGCTATTAACCTACAGATTGATGAGATTGGTTCCAACCTCATTGCTAACGTTGAAGTTCTTAACCTGTTCCTTGAGTTGTATGACCAGGGGAAAGTTAAGCAGAAACTAACCAAGAACACTGCTGAAAGTGTTCGTGGCGAAGAACTGGATGGTAAGACCCCCGCTAACCTACTGTTATTTGGTACTCCAAGTAAGTTGCTGGACGGTGGTCAGACTGAAGACCAGTTCTATGATTTCCTGGATACAGGGTATGCACGTCGCTGCCTGTTTGCCATTGGGCACTTAGACAAACGAGCACATGCAACGCTGACCCCGGAAGAAATCTACCGCAACCTGATTAAGCAGGATAACGTACAGTCTCTTGGTAAGTGGGCTAACCACTTCCATAGTTTGGCTGACCCAAACCTGTTTGGCTTTAAGATGATTGTGGAAGATGCAGTGGGTATTGCTCTGATTACTTACAAAATTGATTGTGAGAAACAAGCAGAGGCTATGGCTGACCACGAAGAAATTCGTAAGGCTGAAATATCCCACCGTTACTTCAAGGCTCTTAAGCTGGCAGGTGCACTGGCGTTTGTTGACCAGAGTTCATTCATTGAAATGACTCACCTTAAACAAGCAATCCTGCTCGTAGAGGAATCCGGGGCAGCATTCCAGACAATCCTCAATCGTGAGAAGGCTTATGTGAAGCTGGCTAAGTACATTGCTTCCGTAGGTAAAGAAGTAACTCATGCTGACTTACTGGAGTCTTTACCTTTCTATAAGAGTGGTAATGCAGCTCGTAATGAGATGATGACTCTTGCTACAGCATGGGGTTACAAACAGCACATCATTATTAAGAAGACCTTCAATGAAGGTATTGAGTTCTTCCGTGGTGAGACTCTGAAAGAGACTGACACCAATGAGATGCTGGTGGCATATAGTGATAGCTTTGCTTATGACTATGTTGGTGAACGTGTACCGTTTGACCAGCTACATGTATTAACCCAAGCTCCCGGTATGCACTGGGTAAACCATCACATGAAGAATGGGCATCGTTCTGAAGAGAACGTTATTCCAGGATTTAACATGATTGTTATTGATTGTGATGGTGGAGTACCACTGCATACGTGCCATGAACTAATGAAGGAATATAAGTTCATGACCTATACCACTAAGCGTCATTCTAATGAAGAGAACCGCTTCCGTCTAATTATTCCAATGAACTATGAGTTACACCTCGACACTGAGGAATACAAAGAGTTCATGAATAACGTTATGGCTTGGCTACCATTCGAAACGGATGAGTCTGCTAACCAACGAGCCAAGAAGTGGATGTCCTGTGAAACTGGTTCCTATCATTACAACCTTGATGCGAATCTGTTGGACGTGCGTGACTTTATTCCTCGTACCAGTAAGAACGAGCAGTTCCAGAACCAGATGAAGGAAGTACAGTCGTTGGATAATCTGGAGCGTTGGTTCGCTGGTCGTATTGCCTCCGGTAATCGTAATAATCAAATGATTAAATACGCACTGGCATTAGTAGACAGTGGTTGGGACTTTGCTCAAGTACAGCAAGCCGTCTACTCATTCAATAAGAAACTGGCTAATCCGTTGCCGGATGATGAATTGAATGCAACCGTAATGGTCACCGTGGCTAAACGCTTCGCTGGCAAATAAGCAAACAGGAGTCTTTCTTTGGTTTGAAGGACTCCTAAACTAAACGAGGAAAAATAATGTCCGAAGAAATCTCCAATGATATGAACACTCAGCTAATCCTGATTGCAGGATTCTCAGCGAGTGGTAAATCAGCATCACTGCGCAACATCCGGAACCAGGAACGCTGGTTATATCTGAATACTGAAGCAGGTAAGCGTCTGCCTTTCCGTAACAAGTTCAACACTTATAACATTGAAGACCCATATCAAATCTGGGAAGCATTTGATGTTGCATCTCCGGGTGGAGAAATGGCAGACGATGTTGATGGTATCATTATTGACTCAGCAACCTTCATGATGGACATGCTGGAATCACAGTATGTTCTGCCTTCTGCAAATACGCAAAAGGCTTGGGGGGACTTTGCACAATTCTTTAAAGTACTGCTACAACAGAAAGTTGTTAAATTTGGTAAGCCAGTAATCATTACTGCACATGCTAAAGACGAACTGGATGAAGCTGCTGGTGTGATTAAAACATTCATCCCAGTGAAAGGCTCCCTGAAGAATAACGGACTTGAAGCCTACTTCTCTACAGTAGTTTACGCAGAACGCGTAGACATTAAAGAACTGGAGAAGTATGGGAACAAGATGCTTGAAATTACGGAAGAAGAACGTGACTTAGGGTATAAGCACGTATTCCAGACCCGTCCAACCAAGAAGTCAGTTGGCAAACGACTTCGTTCCCCAATGGGTATGTTCGATAAGTCCGAGACTTATATCGACAACGATGCCCAGAAACTCTTAGACCATCTGGCTGAATACTACGCTTAAGCGTTTGCCTGGTTGTTAATCACTTATTAGGAAAATCATATGTCATTGTTCAGTAATCTGAAAGAAAAAACCAAAAACGTTGAAGCTGTTAAAGACTCCCTGGGTGGTGGTGGCTTCGGTGCAAAAGAATCCGATATCTACACCGGTACTGTAAAAGTAGCTTACGTAGGTAAAGCTGACTCTGGTGCAGACTGGATGCAGTTAATTATTGAAAACTTGAAGAACTCTGATGGCGTACCTGCCGGTGAGTTCCGTGCCCAGGTGTACTTCACTTCCGGTAATGCTAAAGGCAACAAGCCAACTTACGAGAAGAACGGTAAAGAGTACTTCCTGCCTGGCTACACTGTCATTAATGACATGATGCTGATGGCAACTGGTACTGAACTGCCTGAAGCAGATTTCGAAGAGAAGATTGTTAAAGTCTACGATTTCGACGCTAAAGCAGAAGTTAATAAGTCTGTCATGGTTCCGGTTGAACTGGTTGGACAGACTGTTACCTTTGCTCTGGAAAAGGTTCTGGAAGCTAAGCAGGTCAAGGGTGACAACGGTTACGTTGACTCCGGTGAAACCCGTGAAGTAAACGAGATTCAGAAAGTGTTTCACCCGGAACTGCTGGTCACAGTCGTTGAGGCTCAGGAAGCAGAGAAGGCTGAAAAAGAACTGACCCCAGAACTGGCTGTATTCCATGCAGCATGGTTGGAGAAGAACAAAGGCAAGACTCGTGATAAAACTAAGAGTTCTGCCGGTGGTAATGGTAAAGGTGGATTGCCTCCTAAACCAGGTGCTGGCACAGGTACTACTCCTGCTGGTGGTAAATCACTGTTCGGTAAGAAATAATGAAAATCCCAATTGTCGGTGCAGACATTAGTCTCCGCAATTGGGGTTTAGCTCGTGGGATGCTGGACATTGAGTCCGGCGTCTTCGAGCAGGTCGAACTTAAACTGGTTCAAACTGAAGTTGACCACAACAAACAAGTTCGAACCAACTCCAAAGATATACAAGCCGCTCACGATTTGTTTCTTGGTTGTGAAGAATGGTTACGATCTGCTAAAGCAGTATTCGTAGAAGTACCAGTAGGCTCTCAGTCTGCTAACGGTATGAAATCATATGGCGTATGCGTAGGATTAATAGGTGCATTTCGTGCATTGGGTTGTCCAATCTTTGAAGTATCCCCAATTGAAAACAAACTTGCACTGGTCGGTGATAAAACTGCATCCAAAGACACGATGATTCGTGCTGCTCATGCCATCTATCCTGAAGCCAACTGGCTCACTGATAAGAAGGGTAAACTTCTGAATAAGAATGAGCACTTAGCAGATGCAATCGGTGCAATACATGCTGGTGTAAATCTCTCAGCTTTCCAGAACCTCATTAAGTTATTAAAGGCGTAATATGCAAATCATTTTGAACCAGTCCGAAGTAGAAGCTGCTGTACAGGCTTATGTCGATGATCAAATCAATCTTGCTGGTGACATTAGTATTGTCATCAATGCAGATGGTACTGCCTCCGTTGGCATCAACGAAGAGGTTCATGAAGATACTCCACCCGTGGGAGTAGAGAAGAAAACTCGCCGTTCTCGTAAGAACCCTCAAGAAGCTAAACATCGCCCGGTAGAACCAGAGCCGGAAGAAGTAGTTGAAGAGGTAAAGGTAGAAGAAACCCAGACCTCTACTGGTGGTCAGAACGAGAGTTCTACGCCGGAACCTGAAGAAGAAGCAGTAGCTGAACCAGAAGCACAAGAAGAAGTTGTGCAGGAAGAAGTTAAGGCTGAAGAACCAGTAGAGAAACCTGCTGCGAAACCTTCACTGTTCGCTGGCCTGAAACGTAGTTAATCTGGTAGGTGGCTCAGAAGCTGCTGCTAGGTGTGGTAGTGTTTATAGTCCTGATGCTACTACTGGTCAGGATTATAGACGTGTCGGCTCCATACATAGCTTTTATCATCACTGTCATTATCCTGTGGAAATGCAGTGGTAAACACGGTGGTGACAAGCCGCCAGAGTAACAACAACAACCGAACCAGTGGGCTTTAATACTCTCCGAAGTCCATTGGTTCAATCTAAACTAAGTGGAAAAGTTAGCTTTTTCTTGGGTGTAGAACCTGCTGAAGGAAACAAAGAATTTCACAATGAATAGTTAATATCGTGAAGGGTTCTGTTAGAATCCTTTGAGATAGGAACTCCTATCGTAACCTTTCTTAACTTAATCTTTGCCGTATGGCACTGACGCTAGGGTTAACTCCCATCCGTCAGGTAGACTATTTTAAGAATGGGTTATCACAGAAAATGTAAAGCAACATTCGGGTTAATCAATGGCCTCTCCCTATAGGGGCCATTTCTGAATCTTAGGCTATATCCCAAAGGTTAGTATCTTTAGGATAAGGCTTCAGATCCCTTATCAACTAACGCTCATGTTGAGCACAACATTAACCAATGATGTCGGATAGTTCATTACGCTATTCATCCAGCATAGAGATGTTAGGTCTTACATGTAAACTAAACCATAGGGTAAAGAGGGATTCGTCCTCCCTCCCCTATTATGACATCCTATCAATGAGTATATTTGTTGCGGAGCTGGACAGATGTAGTTTAACCAGTCGAGTAAGTGTACTCTTTGATAGTTTTCGTAAGCGATTATGTGGTTTTTTAGAAACGAACCAATAACATAAATGCAAACGATGATGTTGTTCTGATGGCGGCGTAATAGCCTATAAGTCAGCAAGGTCTTCCGATTCCTTGTAAACAAATTCGGCGCACTGGCCCGGTGTGATTAATAATGGGCACACAACAGGTAAGAGCATTGGTGTACCAGAAGCCCGTGGGTTATGGCTAAGGAGTCCCAAGTGAGCGCATCAGTGCTCTTTCCGTTGTGGTGAATGTGCAGGCTGATGCGCAGTGGGACGTGGCTGACTCACGAGGATGGCTCAAGCGAATAAGCAAGCTCGACGCCGCCGAATAAGCGCCTTATGCCGGAGATCAGTACCGGTCACCACAACAAGTCCAGACGATATCTGAGTGACTATAAAAACAGATAGAGCCAGGTGGAATCCCTGGCAATTAATTCCGGTGTAGGTACTAGCGTTGTGCACAAACGTGAGTGTTCTGGTTCGAGTCCAGACGCCGGAACCAATTCAAAGTAGCATTGCATAGAACGCGAAATGGTACAGCGACGTTGCAAACTAACGGTATTGTAAGGTTCGAATCCTTACCTATGGGCAGTGACGACTGCAACAGTGCTACTCTGAATTGAAAGAATTATGCTCCCAAACATCTTGAACGCCTGCATGGCTGGAAACACCCGTTCAATAGTTCAGATACCCGGGAGCATCCAACAATGAGTCAGCAAGAACGCCTTCACTTAAACTTAAACAAAAAAGCTTAACGCAATAATTATGTAGGGGTATGTAAGGATTGCGAAGAAGGAGCCAGTTAAAGCCTGGCATGACTCCCCTATTAATACCCAGTAGGCTTAGTGGTAAAGCCCCACTAGTAAACCAACTAGGACGCAGGTTCGAATCCTGCCTGGGTAACCATAATAAGTCCACTTAGCTTAGACGGGGAAAGCAACCGACTAATAATCGGAAAGTCACTGGTTCAAATCCAGTAGTGGACACCCATTCAGCAGTAACATAGTCCTGATTGCATAGCACTCTAAAGACAACACTGGTAAGACAGTCCAGTGACTGCTATTGTATTGTTATTCCCCTCGACGGGAATTTCGCTGGAGAATAGGAACTCCTTAAATCCTAGCCTGAGTAATTACCACAGGAACGGGACTATCAATCCCAAGCCTAGTCAGCGTGGACTGTCTTCGTGGTAAGAACCAAAAGCCTCCCAGCTATGGGTAAATAGTACTAAGTCCCCTAGAGTCGCCCCTCTGGGGGACTTTTTTATTTGAATAACATAAACACTGAGGAATCTATGGAACTCGAACAACAGATTAAAGAAGCTGGTGCTGATAAAGCTCCACGCATTACCCCTGACCACATCAAGAGTAAAGTACTTGGTACTTACTTCTTTACTGGCCTGGATGGTGCAGCATCTGTACTACCAGACTTAGCAACCATTAAGAACCAGGAAGTACAGTCACTATCTCTGCTGACTTTCTGTGTACTGGTTCTGGAGAATGGCTTCACTGTTACTGGTGAGTCTGCCTGTGCATCCCCGGGAAACTTCAACGAAGAAATTGGGCGTAAGATTGCCTATGAAAATGCAATCGATAAGGTCTGGTTACTGGAAGGTTACCTGCTTAAGCAGAATCTGCATGAGCAAGCTCAGAGCCAAGAAATGCTGAAGGGCTTCCTGGAAAATAATGAGTGTGAAGGTGGGGGTTGTAAAATCTAATGGATATAAACCCTAAAGTTGGGTTTGCTTCCGTTAAAGTTTTAGCTAAAAGCGGAAAAATTACTTCTGAACCAGCTTACCACCATAAGTTCCCTATTGGGGAAACAGCAGATACAATCAATGTAAATAAGTTGGAAAAGGAATTACTTAGTATGGCTAAACACCATGTAAGCAAACATCCCCCTACAGAGTATGAAGCTAAGTTCGGATACTTCATTGAGTATACGAAAGGGCAATATTCTAAATAAAAGTTAGTGGTGGTTGCACCATTTAGCAAACAGGTATATGGTAGTTTTCACCGAAAGGTACAGAACTACCCGACATGTGGTAAGGCTTTAGAAGCCAAAACAAAACAAGCCCTCCTAGTGAGGGCTTTATCATTTGAGGTAGTTATGTCAGAAGAAATTAAAGTCCATTTCACCAACTATATCGGAACCAAGTGTGTAAATGGTTTCCGGATGAACAAAGAAACATACTGCAAACTTCGTGGCTGGGATGTACCAGCAGATGAAGACCCGCTAGAAGTAGGTTACTTAGTTGAGTATCCAGACTCGAAGTCCAACCATCCTCAGTTCCGTGGCTATATTAGCTGGTCACCTAAAACTGCATTCGAAGCTGCATACCATGACGTAGAAAAAGGTTGTACCTTTGGTCATGCAGTAGAGCTTCTCAAATCAGGATTCAAGCTAGCCCGCAAAGGTTGGAACGGAAAAGGAATGTATGTTGAGTACGTTGACGCTCAAGATTGGAACAGTAGTAGCTTAGAGCGTCCAGGATTTGCTGATGAACTGAAGCCACGCCCGTGGTTGGGAATCAAAACTGTCGATGACCAGTTTATGCCTTGGGTTCCATCCCAATCAGATGTATTAGCAGAAGACTGGGTAATTCTGTAAGGAAGATAGCATGACACAAGTATCTATTACCTCTGTTGTTCGTGAGGCCATTCTCAACAATACCGTCCGTACATATTCATTTGATGAAATCGCAGAGAAACTAGGAGTAACTCGTTACGTAGCTAAGAAACTTTACTTCTCATTCCTGTGGTTCCCTTCTGAGGAAACACTACAGAAGATTAAGGAGACTGGTAAATTCCTAAGTGAAGGGCGTAAGCCTAAGATGTGGAGAACACATGACTAAATCATTTGCAGCATATCAAGTAAGAGTATTAGTGGAAAGAGATAATCTCAAAGAGAAGTATGAAGCTTTAGGTGATTTATTACTCAGTCCCAAAGCACGTGATATTGAACCGGAAGAGAAATACCTGCTTGGGTTACAACATCAAGCTATGGGTTCCTATCTATATGTACTAAATAAACGAATTGAAAGATTCTAAAGTAAAGCCCCTCACTAGAGGGGCTTTTTTATTTAGTTAGTAAGATTGAGCCAAGGGTTCAGGTTATGGGCACGTAAGCCCTGACCGAAACCGAAGGAGTAACCGAGATTGCCCTGTGCAGCAATGCTGAAGATGTTGTCCTGAATAGGTAAACCAACATTACCAAACATGGTAGGGGTTGGAGCCAACATAGCCATAGCAGCATGTACTGGGTTATTACGAATCATGGACACTGCAACTTTTGCAGAACGAATCTTAAAGTTGTAGAACCACATTAAGCCAATGCTTTCCATATACCCACGGAAGCGACCAGGTAAACGATCATAGTTAATGAACTCTTCCGTTACACGTCCCAGTGCTTCCTCACGAGTCTTACCTTTACGCTGAGTCAGTTCATCATAGATGATTGCTTTAGCGATAAAGTCAGAGTACTCAACCGTCTTCTGGATACCCTGGAAGAGAGCAGTATCCTTAGTGATAAGTGCATAACGACCTGCGTTACGTACAGACTTAGGTAGCTTATCAGCCAGCTTATCCATGTATTCGTGAAGTTTACCCTCAGTAATAAGGATGTCATCACGTCCGATACCAGCATCTGCAATTGAAGAGAACTCACCAGCTTCTAACAGAGGCCAGATACTTAAACGCTTATGGCTATCAGAGATGGACTGAATCTCAGCCTTAAGTTTACGAATCTGGTTCGGGTTAGTAGCTGCACGTAATTCTGCTTCTGCATCTACCTGACGTAGACGAGATTTCAGGTACTGGTTAATCTCAGCAGTCTTCTGTGGAATGCTCTTAGCAATGTTCTTAACCGGTACACCACGAGCAACCATCTGGTAAAGGTTAGCTAGGAAGTTAACTGCAGGTACGACTACTGACTTAACTACAATCAGGGTCTTAGCTTCTTTAACTAAGTTCTGAACCAGGTTCTCACCACCCATTGTGTACTTATATGCACGATTGCCAAATACACCTAGCATAGCTTTCTTGAAGGTATCCAGTGTTTCTGGGGACCAACGAGAATTACCAGACCAGGCATCCCCTACAGAAGCTGCACGATAACCAAGAGCATCGTTGAGCATATCACGACGTACCCACAACTCACCCGGGCCAAACAGGCTTTCTGCTTTCTGACGAGTTTCACTATTCATCAGCTTAAGAGCATCGGCAGTTACTGGGTCCAGTTTAGAACCAAGAAGGTTAACGTACTGGGACTTATTAGAGGCAGACATCTTAATGTCGTTCTCATACATGCTATGTAGGTTCTCAATAAGCATATCGTTGAAACGCTGAGCCTTAGCCTCTTCTACCTGACGACCACGCCATACACCGATTGCACGAGCAAGATGGTTCTCACCCTCAATGTGCTTCAGCATGTTAGGGTCAATGGATTGCTCATAAGCAACCACATTCCCTTTGTCATCATATACAGGCAGCAGTGGTTCATTACCACGTTCACCACGAGCCAGAGCTTTAGTGATACGGTCTACGGAAGGCTTGTCAGTGATACGACCTGCTACCATGGAACCCATCGTAAAGCCTGTACCAAGGTCCACACCACCAGCAGTATTGCGAACGTTCTGTAATATACCCTGTGAGAATGGAGCCTGTGCCTGTACTGGTGCAAAGTAGTAGCTACGTGCTGGACCACGGTTAGCAGAACTACCTTGATAAGTACCCAGACGTACATAGGACTTCTCAATCAAATCAGCAAACTGACTATCTTCAGCAACAATCAGGTTAACACCCTGTTTAGTTTCACTGGGGATATGTCCTTTGTACTGGTTCAAGGTTGCACGCATATCAGACTTGGCTTTAGCCATTTCATCTTTACGCTGCCCAACCAGATAAGAAGTAGCAAAGTCCATACCTTCAATTTCTGTCTGAGCCAGTGAAGATAACATCTCACGGTCAGTCTTATTCATTGCTTCCAGTGCATACAAGGTAATCAGCTTATCCAGTTGAGCCACATCTACGGTAGAACGTGCAGCCTGTCGTTCACCCAGCATACGAGAAATTGCAGTAGCATTACGCAGCAGGTTACTACCGACTGTACCGTTAATCATGTACTGAGCCAGTTGCTTAGATTTACGGCTAATCAAAGGCCAGTTACGTCCTGCTTGTTTCTGTAAATCTGCTTCCAGCTTATTCACCTCACGGTCAACAATCTTCTGGTCAGTCAGCAGGTCACGAATTTCAGCCAAAGACATAGTGTCACGCAGGACAGCCAAGTCAGTTTTACCCATACCGGTATGCATTGCTTTCCACTCATCATTAGTCAGCTTACGGCTGAACTTGGATGCGATAGTGGTAGGTAAGTGTTCACGGAACTGTTGACGGTCAGCCTGTACCTGTGCACGAACTGCTTTAATCAAATCATATACAGAAGCATTGCTCTTAGTACGTCCGGTTAAGTCATTAACCAGGTCGTGGAAAGGTTGCCATGCTTTACCCTGGTTCATTGCAGCCATAACACCTTCAGCTACGATTGCACCATTCTTCTCTGTAGCAATAGCAGCTACCAGTTGTGCAGCATGAGCAGCACCTTTAACCAACGGGTTCTTGGTATTAGCTGCAACTTCACGAGCACCTTCTAAAGCACGGGTAGACAGTACATCAATAGAGTCCACCAGATACTGGTTAGCACGGTCTATAGCATTACCACTAGGAGTGGCGACGGAATCATAGAATGACTGTGCATTAAGACTGGTCTGCATGATGGTCTGAGCCAGTGCATCCATACCTTCTTGTACATTGGTAGCTTTAGTATCACCTGCTACACGAGCATTCAGACTAGCCATTGCAGCAGTACCGATATTAGTCAGCATTGCATCAACGGTATTACCGGATTGCTTATCTGCTTTCATAACAGGAATGTCAGCCAGCACATTACGTACATCTTCACTTACCATTGCCAGTGCCACAAAGGTAGGCAGTAAGGAAGAACGACCTTGTGCATCAAACTCAATGTTGTTAGCACCCATGATGGTATCGAACTTCTGCTGTGCGTAGTAACGGTCAGCAGGGTTAGTACTATCCGGGTCAGTCATGAACGCTTCAACAGTCAGGTTCTTGGTTACGTGTGCATAGTATTCTTGTGCACGAGCCAGAGCAGCTGGACTAATAGCAGCTTCGGTAGCCAGTGCAGCAACAATGTTAGTAAAGAGACGCTGTTCCTGCATATTCATAGTGAAGCCATGAGCCTGAACATCACGGGTTACTTTAGTTGCATTCACTACTGCATCAGAGAACTTACCTTTACGAATTACTTGTTGTACTGGTTCTGAACCAATGTAGTTAGTAATCAGTTTATCGAAGGTCTTCCCTAGCTCTTCCAGACGAGTATTGTCACCATATGCTTTGTTATGGAACAGAGTAGTGTCCTTGGCTACAGCAGCAGTAGGAGCCTGCCCACGCATAACTACAGAAGAGTTAAACAGTAAGCCAGAGAACATATCATCTGCGTTAGCAGGGGCTTTCTTACGTCCGAATACCAGACGTTTGATTGCTTCATACACAGACTGAACCATGGCCTTAAGTGCAGTGGTTTTCTTCTGCTTACCAATCAGTTCACGGTTGGTTAAGCCCCATGCCATGTACTCATTCAGTGCAGCAGCTTTAGCCATTGCTGGTTCAATAAAGCCATTAGACAAGTGACCATTAATGGTATTGAGTGCATCAGCATATGCTTCACGTACTGCCGGGGATTCATCCTTAACATCCAGAGTTCGGAACTGGTTCATCAGGTCTTCAATATTCTGAACTGCTTCATTAGGAGTACCTTCATAGTGAGCCAGTACAGATTCAAAAGTAGAAGCATGTACCAATTCATGAACCAGAGTCTCTAAGGAAGGAGTAACTAAGTAGATGGTCTTATCATCAAAGTTAGTCCAGCCGTATGCATTACCAGCTTCAGCAGCTTCAATATCTTCCGGTGCTGGGCGAGTAATGTTCTTCTCAATAGCGTAGGCATCCAGTTGAGAAGGAGTGCCATAAACAACCTTGTAGTCTTTAGCAGCAAGGGAGTTCTGTACTTCTTTCAGTACAGCAGCCTGTTCTGGAGTCATCTCTTTAGCCAACTTAGTAATAGCAGTATTAGACAGTAGACGTACACCAGACTTCAGTACACGACCAACCTGTTCCATTGCTGGTACTTCTTTCACTGGTTCTGCTTTAGCAGCACGTACTGCATCACGACGCTTGTTTAATTCAACATCAAACAGTTCGTTCAGCTTAGCTACTTGTTGGTCTACAGTCAGACCTTCCAGAGAAATTTTACCGTTGTTCACATAAGGAGCACCTACAGCAGCCATCTGGTCAACAGTAGTCTGTACCTGGTTCATTACCTTGTGGCGAATATCTACACCCAGAGCAATGTTACGCAGATTACGTTCAATCTGTTCAGCACCAATACGTAACAGGTCATCAGTAGCACCCTCACGCTGGTCGTATTCCAGAGCAGATTTAGCGATAGCCTGTTTGGTTTCATCAGACAGTTTGCTGAAGTCTACGTTCTTCATGAACTTAGCAAAGGAGTCATAAACATTCTTGATAGGGTTACCCTGCCAGGAAGTATATACAGCCTCATTAGCTTTACGACTTGCATCAGTGATGTCATTGATACCAATGTTCATACCATCAAAGATTTTCAGGGTATTCTTCGGAGCACCTTTCATAGTAGAAAGGGTCTGCATCATCATGCCGTCACCAGTACCGATGGTCATAAATGGAATACCTGCAACACCTGCTTGTGAAGGAGCATAGATGCTCATTGGCACACGCATACGGTCATCTAAGTTAGTAGCCAGTACTTGGTTAGCAACATCAGTGTTCTCACTACCAGCAATGTAGAAAGTCTGTGAGCCAGTCTCAATCATTGGAGCCAGTGGAGATAATGATTCCTGAATTTCATTCAGTTCTTTCTGTGTTAAGAAATCACCTTTCTTCCATGTTGGGTCTTTTTCTTTTTCTGCCAGTTTAGCCTGTACTGCTTGTTGGAACATATCCTGCAATACCAGAGATTGAATCTGGGTAGCCTTCTGTAAGTTCTCAGTAGAATGCATCAGACCTTCACCAACAGTATTTCGGATACCAGTACGCATTGGTTCAACGAACAGGTGAAGCATGTTCTCTTGTAAGTTCTTCAGGGCATTACCAGATACAGTAAACTTCTGTGGGTCTAACTTACCAGTCAGAGCACCTTCTGCTTGCTGAATAGACAACTCACCCTTACGCATAACTGGAACATTACCAGTCAGTGCTTCCATAGAAGTAAGGAAAGTATCCAGCATAGCCTGAGCATCGGCCTCAGATGCAGCCTCCTTACCAAACATTGCCATAGCCGGGGAAATGCTAGGGTCAGCAGCACGAGCTTGCAGAACGTCGCTGAAGCGTTCGTAGATGGTATCAGTAATTGCACTAACCATCTTGCCAGCAATACCACGAGCACCAGAACCATAGATGGTAATGGTTAGTGGATTTTTAGCGATACCACGTTTCAGGTCCAGTGTACCGTCTTCATTCAGGTTAAAGTCTTTGATGAACAGGTCCATTAACTTCTGGAGATGACTCATCTGGCTCATAACAGGAACGTTGTTACGGTAAGTACTACGTAATTCACCAAGTGCCTGTTGCAGACCATTAGTAGATGCTTCATACAGGTCAACACTGTCATCCTGTGAACGATGCTCGTTCATAGTCTTACCAGCTTTACCGAAGAACAAACCACCTTTAGCAGTATTCTTAATCCAGTCTGGAGTGAACTTACCACCGGTCATTAATACCATTGCGTTAATTGGTCCGTTGGTTACACCATCGGCTTCAACGTACAGTGGGGTATTAAAATTAGCACGGTCGTTACTATTCAGGTAACGGGCATATTCCATCAGAGCCATGAGAGCTACGAATGATTTATCGCCACCTAAAGAGGTCTTCAGAATATCCACTGCATCAGTAGGTAAGTGACCAGACTTATCAAACTCAACCATCATATCAACAGCAGGTTTCAGATTACCTTCCAGAGCTTTAGTCAGCTTTTCAGACATAGCTTCACGGGACATGTTATGTACCTTGATGCCTAATGCCTGAGCCAGACCTAACTGGAAGTCTGAGAACGTTTGGCTGTTTTCATTACTCAAGTCGATAGTAGAGAAGGTTGGCAGAATTGCTTCACGAACCAGCTTACTGGATTGTGGGTTATTCTTACCAAGCATCTGCATACGACCTACACGGGTCATGTTGTAACCATAGTGAATAGGTGTATCCAGTCCGTTCTCCTGTTCCTGAACCTGATTGATTACCCCAAACAAGGAATCGTATGCCATAGACACGGACAGGTTTTTACCTTCCAATGATTTAGCAGTGTTTACGTTCAGTAATTCAGGATTAAGAGTACCAGCACCCATCAGTTCCAGAATGTTGTCACGACCCAATGCTTCATAGAAGTTAACCATAGGCATGTGTACACGGAACTCAGTAGCCTGTTCTGCTTTAAGAGCAGCTTGCTGTTCCGGGGTATTCTTAACAGCCGGGTTACGTAACTGAGTTTGAGCCACGGAAGGAATATCATCACCGAAGTACATTTTCTCTTCTGGTTCTACGAGGACAGCTTCCTCAATAGCAGTAGGAAAATTATTAATGGCATCATTATCATCCAGCTTCTCAATAGTATACAGACCAACAGTCTTATTGGAGGCTGGGTCAATTTCAGACACATCCAGCATAGACTCTTTAACTTCACCCATCTCAATGAGAGAAGACAGAATCTCCGTAGCCATTGCCATTGGGATACCTTTGGTATAACCCAGTGGTGCATTTGGATTACGATTCAAACCCCAGTAAGATTCAATCTTTTGGGCCAGTGAGTTAGTAGCTTCAACCAGGGTCTGAGCATTCTCAAAGTCAGCCAGAATACCATCAGGTAACAAGGATACTTCTACACCAGTAATAGCAGCTACGTCTTTCATGTCTTTAATGGCAGCATTCTGCGTAGCAGTTAATCGCCATTGCAATCCAGCAAGTACAGCAGTCTCCAACAACTGGTCGTTGAACTTAAAGGTGTCGCCATCTTTCTCAACGATATTCAGCAGTTTGCCACCTACCCAACGGTTAGCCTCAGTACCCTCTGCAAAACGTTTACCAACATTCTTGTTAGCAAGGAACTTAGCCAGACGGTCAGACAGAGTACTCTTCAGAGTTTCACCAAAGCCTAGTAAGTCTTGATAACGTTTCATCACATCACCCGTGAGAGCGTTATTTTCTTTTTGTGTGAATGCTTCAAAGCGAGCAGCAGAAGACAGTGCTTGCTTAACATCAGTCAAAGGAGATTCAGAACCAATGGTACGAGTCTTAGGTTCTTCCGGCAGAGCAAATGCTTTAAGGAACTGGCTCGGTGTCTTGTCATTGTTATAGACAGGGAACACTGTTTCCATTTCCGTTTTAGTTTCAGCTACTTCCTGAGTGGTATCCTCATTGGTGAGGGCAGTATCTACTGTTTCAGACTCAGTAGTAGTTACTTCTTCTGGTTTTGAACTAGTATCCTTAACAGGAGCAGATTTATTTTCTACCACTGGTTTAGTTTTAGGCTGTACAGTAGTAGTGGCCTCTTGCACTGGTGCAGGAGATTCATCAACCTGATTCACTGGTTCATTAGTCTGTTGGGATTGAGCAGCGTCAAGATTGCCCTGACGGAACTCTTTAACCACCTGGGCAGCAGGCTTGTCCAGACGTGAATCTAATGGAGTAACTTTAACATGAGAAACATTAAGCTCCGGGTAAGCCGTAGCAAGTGCATTAGCAATATCAGCTACGGTCTTGGCTTCCAGTCCTACTTGCTGGGCAAACTTAACCGACTTGGTATCATACGGATTAACACCGAGGCCAGTACGACTACGTACCCATTCACGGGAAGGCGAGAGAGCCTGATAGTGAACAGACTTATTCTTATCCGCATTCCCCGAAATCAGATGCTCATTCAACGCTCCGACCTTATTCTGCATGTGCTGGGCGAACTTCATAAAGTCGTCAAGGTAAGCGGAGGCCAAATCAAAGTTACCAGAGTTGTACGCAGAGCGAATGCGTTTCGCATGTTGCAACGCAGAGTACTGGCCTTCATTAGAACGAGATTCGTCAGTTTTAATCTGTTTACTAACAATGTCTTGAGGACGTAAGCCAAGTTCTTCTGCCTTAGCGTCGAACTCACGTGCACCCTGTAAGACAGCAGCAGCCGATTGCAGGGCAGCACGTTGACGATTCCCCAGTGTAATCTTACCTTCACTAGCATGTTTCAGAACCATGTTCACTGAATCTGCATCCAGAACTTCTGGAGACATATCAGCAGCCATAGCAATGTTGTTTGCCTGAGCTTGGTTAGCTTCTTCAGTAGCTTTCAGTTTACCTGCTTCAGCCTGTTCCTGAATCATGGAATGAATAGCACGGAATGCACGAAGTACCTTCGGTGTATTCTGAACGTTAGCCATCAGACCAGAGAACTGGTCAACAATATTAGCAGCAGGAGAGCCTTGTTCCAGATTAGCTAGTGCACCTGGGTCACGGTTAATGAAGCTATCCATAGACATGATGTTGTCATACATCTGAATAGCAGCTTCCATTTGAATGTTAGGGTCTTCGGCAGTATTAACCAAGTCAGCCATCTTCTGGATAGCCTCAACACGGTTAGTGGAACCAGAAACAGCTTCACGGATTGCCGGGTTAGCTTGCTCCAGTTCTACTGGGTCAAACTTCATTGCCTGAGTTAAGTCAGCAGCATACTGAGTAGCAGCAGCTTTCTCTTCAGGAGAAATATCCATTGCATCTACTGCTTCCTGTACGGTTGCTTGTGCTTGTTCTGCTTGAGCAGTAGCTTCTTGTGCAGCAGCATTAACGGTAGCATCTGATACAGGAGATGCTTGTTCATTTCGCTTAGCAACTTCTTCTCCACGTTGAACCAGAATGTTAGTGATAGGAGAAGCTACTTTTGCTAGTGCATTACCAACCAGAGAAGCACCAGCCAAGGTAGTACGTACAGTAGGACCAACGGCAGCACCAGCAGCTTTAACAGTTGCACCAGGAGCTTGAGCAACTCCAGCACTACCAAAGCCATAGAGTGCACCCAGACCTGCTTGCTCACCAACCCCTTTGAGGGTGTCACGGGATGCATCAACATTTTCCTTAATTGCAGTGTTCTGTGCGAACTGACCGAAGCCGGATTGAATACCCTCTTCTACAGTTTCACGGAGCATGTTAGAACCAGCACCAGCCAGTGAACCTACCTTAAGTGGGTTAAGTTCAAAACGAGATACCAGTGGACCAGTAGCAGCAGCAACTGGAGCAGTTAAGCCAGCAGCAGTAATACCTGTTTCAGATGCAGTCTGACGGCGTGCTTCATCAGGAGATAAACCATCAGCAATATGTTGTCGATATACAGGAGACTTACTTGCCAACTCTTGATGAGACATCTTCATGATTTCAGAAGCAGTCTGTTGGTATGCTCCACCAGCTTCCATACCACCGATTGCTACAGCAGGTGCAGCAACACGACCAGCAGACAGAGCAACCTGTGCAGGACGTGAACCTAACTCAGCAGCTAGGGTAATACCCTTAACAGCTTTATCCCCACCTACCATTACTTTACCTAGTGCAGACACACCACGGATAAGTGGACCACCAGTAAAGAGAGAACCAACACCTTCACTCAGTCCATCGGAAGCAGCCATACCATTATCAAGTGTATTAGCAACAGAATCAAAAGCGTCACGACCAATGCGAGACAAGGAGGCAACCAAACTGCTCTCCCCATTTTTGATATCTTCTTCATAGAGTTTCTGGTTCTCTTGTGCAGAAATCTGGTTCTGATTCTGAACAACCTTACGAGTAGCATTCAGTGCATCAGACTGTAGATTATGTACACCTTCATTCAGCCAATCCATCCCGGAAGCAATGGATGCCCCGGCATTATCATTGACCAGACCTGTGCCAAGAGCAGCAATGCCCCCAAGGGTATTAGCAACACCAAGACCAACACCAGAAAGAGTATCGCCAAATGCTTCTGAGTTAGTACGCTGTTTAGATAAGTCCTGACGTACGACATCAGCAGCATTAGCTCGGCTATTAAGAATCTGTAGACCTTGCTCATTACCGTACTTATTAATGATTTCTAATGGGGAGGCTTGGGTGAAATCAGCCTGAAGTGAACCTGGATCGAATGCACCAGTTCCAAGATTACCTACTCGTCCTGTTTGGAGATTGTAAGCGTTCTCTGGGGTTAATTGGAAAGGGCTTTGCCCTTGTGCAGCTTGCTTCTGAGAGGTTGCAGTAGAGACATCGACTTGCTTAGCATTAGTGATGCTGTCTGCGAAACCTGCCAGACGGTCAAATGTTGACATAGCATGTTTCCTGTTCAAACTTATATCGTATATAGGAAGCTTACTCTACAGTAAGCCAGTTAAAGAAAAAAGCCCCGGAGGGCTTTTATTAGTATGAAGTATTTTAACGAGGTTGCATATACTCAGGCAAACCTTGTGCCTGACGTAAGTATCGAGCAGCACGCTCTTCATCTTCCTTGGCTCGCGCTCTGTCCACACTAGCCTGTGACTGGAAACCTCTTGGAGCCAGGTTAGCCGGGTCTGCTTGTACTTGTCCTTGAGCAGCTTGTAGCATTGCAGCAGCTTTAGTAACAGCTTCCTGTCGTGCAGGTAACAATGCAGTAAGACCACTTTGTCCAGTGTTAATCTTGTTCTGGGTATTCATCAGTGCAGCTACAGCAGCATCATAAGCAGTCTGTGCTGCCTGAATGTTCTGTGCTGCCTGAGCACGACTCAGGTTACGTACACTACCTTCCAGTGGTTCGCCTCGACGTACACCCTCAATTAACTGCTCTACCTGACGGTCATTAAGACGCATACCATTACCAGCTTCATTGGTAATGAATGGGTTAACCGCATCAATAGCACGGCTAATGTAACCTTCCGGTACGCCAGTCTGTGCACGTTGCATAACAGCAGCAGCCATAGCTGGTGACATATTCCCACGTTGAGAAATATCAGTTAGTCGGTTCAGTACCCAGTTACGGTCAGCACCTTTAAAGTCACCTTCCAACAGTCGATTAGCAATCTCACCTACCGGGGTATTATCAGTGACAGTACCAAGGAAGTCGGTATTAAGACTACCGGTGTTATCCTGCATAGAACGAGTACCAATCATACCCTGAGCCAAGGTAGATACAGCTTGGTTACCCTGTGCAGTTTGACGCATAGCTAACGGATTAGCACCAACTTCTGCCTGTGCAATAATTGGTTTAATCTCTTCCCAGGTCATATCCTTATATGCACCAACACCAGCATTAGGAAGTGCAGCCCAAGTATCCTTAAGGTTGCCATTCTTACGCTGTTCGAAGATAGCCTTACCAATCTTATCCTGGTTCTCAGCAGAAAGAGGCTGGCTTTGCCAATCTGAACCGAGAACTTTGGGAGCAAAGTCTTTCAAGGTAGCTTGGTTAATCTGGAATGCACCAACAGGTGAAGCACCTTGGTTCGTCTTCATACCATCCTGGTGCTTGATTACATCACCAATACTCATTTGAGTAATAGGAGTGGAAGTACCAGCAAACTGGTAAGTAACATCATATGGGGAACCCTGACGAGTACCGGCAGTACCCGGAGCAGATGCAGCACCTACACCATTACCATATACACCAGGATAAGCACTAGCCAGTAATCCCTGCAAACGTGCCTGAGCAACTGGAGACAAGTTCTTGCTATATGCCTCTGCCAACAGACGTGCATCATTAGGGTTCTCAGCACCACGGGTAATCTGTGACATTACACCCATAGCTGCCTGACTATCAGCATCATTACGTTGAGCCACACCCAAATCAAAACGGTTCTGTGCTTGGTTAATAGCCTGACCACCTTGACCCTGAAGACTACCCAACATATCCAGTTGTTGGTCAGCAGGGAGTGCAGATAGTGCCTCACGAGTCTGACCTAATGCAGCATTAATACGGTTCTGGTCACCAGACTGATAAGCCTCAGACAATAAACGAATAGCAGGAGAAGCATTATCTAATGCAGAGTCAGTATTCTGTAAACGACCAAAACGATAAGCATTGTAGTCATTGGTTCCCTGTTGACCTTGTTGAGTCAGTAATGTACCTGCTCGCTCATCCAGATTCTGGAGAGTACGCTGGTTTACCAGAGAAGGATCGACCCCCTGAAACAGTGCACCAGATGCCAAAGCATTACGATACTCAGTTGGGTCTTGGTACTGCATAGCATTCATCATGACGGCATTGCCAGCCTCCTGCTTGGCAGCGTTCTGGAAATTACCCAGTGCATCACTTAAGCCGGAGGTGGCGTTACCAATCATGCTACCAAATGTGCGAATGCTGTCACCTACCCCAGAGAAGTTAGGTGCATCAACATTTCTCCATGTAATCGGCATGATAGTGTTTCCTATTAACGAGTTAGTTTATTGGCTGCAATGTAAGCATCAGCCGAAGACTGGTCACGGTTCTCTGCCGTAGCACGACTACGAGCACGGTCTTCCAGTGCAGTGTTATAAGACTTAATCTGATTATTCAGGTTAGTGTTAGTAACACTCTTAGTAAAGTTCAACTGGTCTTTGGCTAACTTATTAGCCTGGAAACCACTGTAAATATTAGCTAATGAACCAAGTGCACCTAATCCTAGTTGGAAGGTTGGTACGTTCATGCCCAACTGATTAGCTGAACCAGACATGAAAGAAGTAGGGGAAGCTACTCCCGAACCTGCCCCCATACCAATAGCAGCACCTGGGTTGTAGTTCATAGCCGGGGTATTAAAATTCTGATTGTTATTAGACATCCAAGACATAGCCGCTGGCTGTGGAGCTTGGTTGCCTGTTAAGAATGACAAATCCATGAGGATTCTCCTGTTAAGCAAGGTCAGTATTAAGGGTCATGTCAGAGTAGCTGCCAATCATGTTTAAAGACAAGTCAGCTATATCCGAACCAGTCATAAGAGTACGTGATAAGAAAGATTCCATCGACTCCATTGACACGAATTGCATAGGGTCAATTACACCCTGTCCAGCAGTACCAAACATTTCTTCGTACTGCTTATTAATTGCCATCATATCAGTATTGTACTGCTGCATTACACTCTCTGCTTTCTGAATAGTAGCAGCCGTGGATGCATTAATATACTGACTAATACCATTACCTACTGAGCTGGTAAGCTGCATGATGTTTTGGGCATTCATCATTTCACCTGCTAAGGTAGATAATGATGTACCAGTAGACAAAGCAGTACCAACGTTCGTAGCTACCATTGAAGCAATAGCAGCAACGATAAAGCCTAGTTTATCCCCAAACAGTGAAGTGGATACTTTTGTGATAAGGGATACCAGAATCATTCCAGCAATGGCATTTGCTACAGCACCAACTATTACAGCAGCTAATCCAACAAAACCTAGTGATGCACCAACTGCACCATATGCCCCAAGTATACCTACACCACCAGCACCAGCTGTAAATACAGACACAACCACAGCAACCACTACAACTACAATCTTAAAGGCAGAAGACTGATACCACTTTTTCTTAACCTTTTTATATGAGTTCATTACTAAGTAAGAACAGGCAGTAGATAACTGAGTGCTACGAACCAGTGACATGGAACGGTAGATGTTGGTATGTAGTGGAATAATGAATCCACTCTCTTCTGCGTCACTCATTGCCTCAGCAACATCAATGTTTACTGATTTATTTTTATACACCCTGTTATTATGGTGTAGGCCCAGTACTCTAAGTTTACGGTAAGAGTTATTACTATCCTGCCAAAGTAATTCATACTCCTGCATAGAGTAAAACGTGGGGGTAATCTCTAGTTTTTTGCTATCACCTGTACGTATGTTCTTGCGAGTAAGAGTTATATCTCCTGCATACCTGGCTCGTAGTTGTCCCTGTTTAGCACCAGCCCATGCTTGTCCTGAGTGGGTAGTTTCAGATACGTAGTTCCAGCCAATAGTCATGTCATACTTGTACTGCTTATTACTGTGCACCCTAAACTCCCGCTTAGGTATGACCGGGTATTCTGGTAGCGGTGGGGGTGCTCCAACAATCTGGCCTTCCTGCCTGTTCCACCATGCTACATAGTCATCAACTGCATCATTAGCTGCCTGATAACCTGCAATGACTGCCTCCAAAGTAGGATAAGTTGGGTCGGGTGGGAATGCTTCAGTAGCCATCTGAAAGAAACGGTAGATGTATTCCTTAGCAGTATCCTCTGGTGTATTAAGAGATACACCGAATGAGCCATAGATGTATTGAATATCTCCAATGTCATCATTCTTCTTAAGCTCTGCTGTTACTTTATTGAGTTTTCCTCCGGTAGCTTTATAAAGAGCCTTCTTGCAGTGAGGGTAGATTGGGTCATTCTCTACCCATTGTTTATCGTTCCTTATTGGGATGAATGGGTAGAACCGGTTATCAGTAGCCTCAGTTTCAAACAGTGAGTCTAGTGCAACGTTACCAGAGTTCTGTTTATAGATAAGCATCTTAGGTGTACCAGCAGCAGCCATTTCTGTATCAGTACGAGTAGTCTGTGATGAATACTTGCGAACCAGTGACTCTGTAGTTGTAGTAATTGTGTCAGTGCGAGTAACACCACCACCTATATCAACTACATTGGTAGTTACAGCAGTACTGGATTGAATCTCACCAAACTTTGTATGAGTCATTACTCTGTCAGATACAACTACAGTCACATCATCAGGTTTCTCAGTGAATCCTCTGCGATAAACCTTAACGTAAGAGTTCCAGTTATCCACACTTGGTTCTGTGACAGTGCTGTCTTCATCCGGTCTGCCATCAGAGTATACAGAATGAGTCTGTATAGTCTTGGTAAGGTTAGTTGTATTAGCAGTCGTATCACTGGAGACGGTAGTCCATAATAAAGTGGAGGGTAAGTCATCCTCATCATCATAGACAGTAGTCGGACCTTCTACCGGTGGATTAGTAGTAGGTGACTTATAGAATGTGTAGTCAGCATAGAGATACAAAGCACCTGGTTCAAAGTTAGTAGGTGTGAATGTAATAGTAGAGCCTCCATCTAAGGAGGTCATAGTAATTTCATTGGTATCTTCAGCAATGTCTATGTCGAATCGTTCCATGATTCGACTTGGGGCATTCTCATAAAGATACTGGTCACACCATTGCTCAAAGTCAGCAAAGCCTATCTCTGCTGCCTGAACATAGACAGACTCTCCAGCAGGAGGTGTAATTTGACCCTCTATAACAGTAGGGTCAATCTTAGCCAGTACACCTAATGAAGAACCTGCCATACCAACTTCTGAATCATAGTGGTTCTTACTCCAGCTAGAGAACAGTCGCATACGAATACCCGGTCCATTCAGATAACTATCAGAAATAGTATCTGCCATAGTGAATCCTGTATTGGAAATAATATTACCAATGACTACAGTCTTCATATAGTTTGGACGTTTATGTATATCCCCTGCCATGTTATAGACAGAGGATGCTACGTATACTTTGGTCTTCCCACTGAATAAACCCATATTAGTTCAGCCCGTTGTTAGTCTTCAGCTTGGTCAAAATGGTATCAATACTTGCGTTAGTGAAACCATTTGGTGGATTCAAGCCTTCATCAATAGTCTTCTGTGTAATCCATGCATCAGTAAACAATTTAGATGCTTTAACTTCTGCATCACGTTGATATGAAGTAATCTGCTGGTCATACAACTCCTTCTGCTTACCAATACTACCTTTGATTGGTAAAGAGTCAGAACGTGTTTCCATAGTCTGTGCACGTTGTACTTCATATTGCTCTTGCAGTAAACGCCCCTGAGCTGGAAGAATCTCATCCATATTGAACTTTGCAGCACAGTAATTCTGGCCCTCAATAGAGAGTTTCATCTTAGTTAAGGCATACTCAGACTTAGTAGACAGTGCCTGTACCTTAGCAAGTACAAACTGAGCCTTAGCCGTTGCCAAACCAACACGTGCAGTAACTGCTTGAATCTGTGCCAGTGCTGCCTGGAAGTAAGCAGAGTCACGACCCAGAAGGAATTGAACAGCGTTACCCATACATGCTTCCAAGGTAGCGATATAGGCTTTAGTGTACTCACCACCTGTAATTCGGTTCTCTTTAAACTCAGCTTTAAGATGCTTACCGGCAGATTCCATTAATGCATCAAATACACCAGAGCCACCAACTTCACGAGTAGTAAGGGATTCGTTAGTGATTCGGGGTACTTCTGAAAAGATTGGTGAATTATCCCCACCAGGGATATCCCATTCAGGTCCGGTCATATCAATAATGGGAAGGGTAAAATCATCACCCTTGGTTAACTCTTCTAGGAGTCGGTTAGCTTCTACCTCAGCAGAACAAGACATAATCATTCCTCTTGGTTCAAAAAGAAACGGCCCACGGAGTTACCCCAGTGAGCCGTGTTGAACTGTAGCTTATACGTTAATCGTTCAGGCTACCAGCAGCAATCTGTGCTTGAGCCAGTTGAGCCAGCTCTGCTTCAGTCAGTGGTGGCAGTACCTCAATGGAGAACTCACGTGCTTCTGTTGCACGGATATCCGGTAAGCCATTCTTACCTTTACGAGTCGTAATGTTGATAAACTTACGTTCTTTAAGGAACTCATAGATACAGTACGGAATGTGATAACCATTGTCGGTTACTTCACCGAACGGAACAAACTTACGTACAGTACCCATATATTCATTAGCTACGGTGATAATCTCACCTGGCAGGTCTTTCTTCTTAGGGTCAAGGTTCTGGATACGTACACGAATCAGTCGAGTCTGTTCTGCACGAATCTTCTGACCCAGGGTCATCTTCTTAACGCCTGCTTCTTGTTTAGCACCCAGTGGGTTAACAGCAGCTTCTTCTACTTCTGGTTCATCACTTGCTTGTGCAGCTTCAATCTTCTCACGAAGTTTCTCAACGGAGATGTTGTTAGAGAACTTAATATTCATCAACGTTGCACGTTGCTTAAGAACTTCAAGTTCACTAGGCATTGCAATATCGTTAACGGTATCTTCGTTGCCCTGTACGTTCAGTTCTACGTCAGTGGTCGGTTTATCGTTAATGCTCATGTTCATATTTCCTGTGGTTCATTTAGTTTTATTAAGAGGGGGACATTAGTCCCCCTTGTTTTATTTCGGACTATTACAGAGGAGCAACAGTCTTAATCATAGCCAGACGTTCTGGACGTTTAACCAGAATACCGTAGTACCACTTGATAGAACTGAAACCAGTCTCACCATACGGGTCATTACGGTCAGCAGTTTCTTTACCAGGCATCTTAGTCATGATGGTGAACTTAACAGACTTACCATCAGTCTGGAAGCCAATGGTAGAGAAGGAGTCATCACCAACTACCAGCATCGGAAATACGTCGTAGTGTTCTTGCCCACCAACCATAGTAGAACGGTAGCCAGGGTTAGTAGTAGCTTGAGCACCAGCACCTGCCCAATGCAGCATCTCCGGAACCTGAATAATACGGAACTTGTCGATACAACCAACTTCGCCATTCATCAGAGTACCAGCATCAGCATAGTGCTGAATTTCGATGAATGCTTTGTTACCGAACAGGTCTTTCATCGCTTTCAGTTCTGGAACCAGTTCAGAACCAACATACATTACACGAGTACCACCTAGTACTTTGGTATCCGTCAGTTTAGAACCAGTGATGATAGTAGTCTGAGTCGGGGTACGGTTCTCAGTAAGAATCTGGTCAAGACGCATCAGGTTCTTATAAGAAACTACAGACGGAGTAGCACCTTCACCAGTGATGGTAGCATCAGAGGTAGCAGCACCTGCATACAGTACAGTACCAGCAGCAGCCAACAGGTCTTTCTGAAGAACAGCTTCAGTCAACTGTACAGCACCGTTCATCAGTTCACGTGACAGATGTTCTTTCAGTTGGTCATCAGAATCAAAGTCCAAGGACTCTTGAGTAAATTCGTAGAAGAAACCAAACTTATGAATGGAACCTTCACGAGACAGACGGGTAAAGCCTACACGGTTAACACGACCACCATTCTCTGTCAGCAGAGGCAGTTTAGAGGTGATGTTACCGACGTCTTTAGACGAACCATACAGGTTACCATTAACGATGGTAGCACCACTGGCATCAATACCCTGGTCGTTAATGTTCTTATCGTCGAGCAGAGGAACGTACTCATACACCTTAACAGTCTTACCGTAGTTCTTCGGCATGTTAATGGTGTTAGCCAGTGGCATGAAGTACTGGTCTTTACGAGACTGAATAATTGCTTTCTTCAGCCAGTAAAAAGTATTCATCTGGTCGGAACCAGCACCATCAATACTAGATTTCTGACCGTCAATTGGAGCGTTATAGTTTAACATATCATCTTATTCCTGTTTAAAGACTACCCGGTACTGGGAGTTTAGCGAAATCTTCATCACTCATAGCGAGTGGGTTTACAATAGGTGTTGCTTTACGTGTAGCAGCCCGACTAGGGGAAGCTGCTTTAGCTTGCTCACTGTTAGCCAGAGTCTGCTTAGGTTGTGCTACACGCACTACCGGCTGAACCACTGGTTTCACTGCTTGTACCGGTTCTGGCTTAGCCACTTGGTTAAATGCACCTTGCTGTGCAAGGAGATTACCAACGTGGTTATAAGCCTGAATGAACGGAGTACCTACCGGAATCTGACCTAACATCTGTAGACGATTCACTTCGTTAGCAATAGTGTCATAAATACCATTCTCACGTTGCTCGTGAATAGTCTGGAGTAAACCACGATTCTGATAAAGAGCATCTTTACTGGCAGCATCCCATGTCGAGCCGATAACACCTAATGTAGCTTGTCCTTCTTGAGTAGACTTTAAGTCGTCAATTTCGGTTGCAAAATCTGCTTCGGTGTCGGTAACACGGTGATTGCCTCCCTGGTAGTTAATTTCCTCTTCTGGGTTAAAGTCCAGAGGGTCTGTACCAGAGTCTTTCAGCAACTTTTTAATGGCTTCAGGATTCTTCTTATCCAGGTCAATCAGGTAAGAAAGTTTATCCTCATCCATTAAACCGTTGTTCTGTAACATCAGCATTACCTTACGGTACGGCTGTAGTTCTTGCATCTTGCGAGTATAGTTAGCACCCATCTGCATCAGGCTAATGGCCTCCTCCGGTGAACGGGGAGTAATCATTTTGCCGTTAGCTTTAAAAGGAGCCATCAACTTCTCGTAACCCTCCTTATAGTTGAAGTCAGCAGGCAGACCTTCAGACTGTTTGCCTTCTTCTTTCTGTTCCTGGCCTGGTTCAGTAGTAGAAGGTTCAGCTTTAGTAATCGGCTTACCGTTACTATCAACTTCTGTGTTGTCAACTGTATCACCAACTTTATCAGAAGTTAAAGTATTTGCTGCATCTTCTTCATCTGGCTCAGGTTCAGGGGAGGTTTCTTCGGTTGGTAGTTCTTCAACAGCAGAGGTGTCAACTTCTTCATCAGGAGTCTGTACGCCGTTGGTTTCAGGGTTGTTCTGAGTGGTAGTGTCTTCCTCAGCGATAACTGCTGGGGCTTCCATATTCAGAATCTCATCATCCGACATTGCGAGAATGTCGGAAGCTGTGGTTGCAGCTTCCGTAGTCATAGGAAATATCTCCGGTTAATTATTCGTCTTCAGGTTCAGCACGAACTACATCGAGTTCTTCTTCTACCTGTAGAATAACGTCAGCTTCACGTTCGCCCATACGAATGGCGAGGTCGAGCCAACGACGTAAGTGACCAGCAGCTTGTGCCATGTTGAGTGCATCTGCACGATTGTTAGCTTCAAGCAGTGGGTCACCAGACTCTTGCACGTAACGTGCACAATCTTCTACACAGAACTGGCGAAGGATTACTTTACGGAACAGTGGATTCTCCAGAAGTTTACGTACATCTTCTGCATGTGCAACTGCACCTTTAGCAGCTTCCAGTCGATGTTCCAGTCCAGCGATTGTTAATTCTTTACTCATGTGAAGGTCTGCCTTACAGGTTCATGCCAAGAGCCGATGCTGGGTCTTGGCTAGGGTCATAGTATTGGGAACCAAGTGAATAAGCTGGGTCTTGTTGAGCAGCTAAGTCACGTTCTTGTGGAGAGTTCCCGTTAGTCAAAGTGTTATATCCAACAGCAGCAGATATGTTGGGGGTAGTTTCACCTTCTTTAGTAGGTGTTGTCAATGCCTTAGTTATCTGAAGGTTCTGGTTTCCTTGGGATTGTGCTTTTTGTTTTTCCATATCACGAGCATGTTTAGTACCAGATTCCTGTTCCAGATAATCCAGGTCTTTAAGGTCACCACTAGAAGCAGCTTCTTTAGCTTTAGCATTATTGAGTGCAATCTTACTTTGTAACTCTTCATTCTCAAGCTGTGCTTTCTGAATTGCCAATTGCTTAAGCTGTTCTTCCATTGGGTCTGGTTGTGGTTGCCAAGTACGTAACTCATGTGCAAGGTCTGGCATACGTTTAAGTTCTGCAATCTTAGCTACAAGAGATAACGTAATAGACTGGTCAACTGTGTTACCTAATGTTTGAACCATGAAGCCCAAATCCTGGGATTTCTGGTTATCAATCTCGGCAGTATTAATATCAACTTCAATATCGAAATTACCTTTAAGGTCTTCTCGTTTAATCTCTACATATTGTTCATTGGTAATACGTACTACTTCCTTCTCAGATAAGAACACGGCATTCATTGCACAAATCTTAGTACCAATATCTGCCATACCCTTAGCTAATCGACGAAGGATTGCCATCTCACGTTTGGATGCTGCATCAAGTGCACCACGAATACCAGCAGCCACATCTCCATAAGCTGAACCAGTTACACCACCAGAGAATGCTTTAACACCTGTTAATGATTCTGCTTCCTGGTTTTGCATCTGGGTCATTACTATTGCCGACTGGGGTAACTCAGGGAACTTATGTTCCATAATGGACTGACTAGGATTACCCTGCATTGGGTTATATTCATAGTCTTGTCCATCATCGTATCGACGACGGTTAAGAGTATCCAGCATCCCCTTAGGATAACCTCGCTGCCCGTTTGCACTTCGACCCAACAGGTCAATCATCCCACGCATAGTTGCACCAAGAATTGCTTGGTTATCCCCTAATAGTTCAGCATCAGCTTCACCAAAGAGTTCTCGTTTACGAGGCATGTATGGAACGACCACCAGAGGTAACTTACCATCAGGGAATGGGTTATTCTCCATACGAATAAGAGTAGAACCAATCCAGGTAGCAACAATTGGTTCCAGGGAACCATCATCATTAATGTCGTAGAATCCCCAGTACTCATAAGCAACAACTTTCTTACGAAGTGCATCCTTAAACTGGAAGTCACTAGGAGTTTTACTTTCATGGTCTGGGTCAGTAATAGGACTGGAGCTTTCCCAATCAATCTTATCCAGGTTGTGATAACGGTCTTTGTTCTTCATGAGGTCTGCTTTGCATGTCTCGAATGAGATAACTGCATAAAGAGCCTTATCCAAATCACCATTACAGCTTGGGTCAATAACTACGTTATTAGGGTTAAGCATTTCAACGGTAGGTCTGTTAACCAGTGCTTTCTCTACCTCTACCTCAGTAACTCCAGTCTGGATTGCATAGGTAGCTTCACCAGTTTCATTAAAATAGTTAACAGCTTCCTTAATATCTTCAGGCATAGTTTCGTCATATTCACGAGGATTCTCTGCCTGAAGTTGTAAAGCCTGCTGAAGAACATCTGCCTGTTCCTGGTTCTCAATGGGATAAAGCTGGAAGACAGGAGTTTCTGTTTTAATCTTAACGGTCTTACGTTCCCAGCCAATACGAGCAATACCAGTACCGTCATCTACAATACTGTGCACGTAATCATCCACCAGTTTTACTTTATTAAGCTGAGTACGGAATTGGTAGTTAAGAACTAACTCATTCTGACGTGCAGCTAACTCATCTTCAAAAGTAACAGGTGTTAGCTTAAAGAGTTTACTGGATGAGAGGAATGGTTCAGATAATGGTGCATAACGCCACTCTGCCTGACGGCGAACCAGTCTAGGCTGGACTTGTGAGCGTCCCTTAATCTTTGGGGGTTTAGCTTTACCCTTGACTTCCATTAAGTCATTCCACTCACGAATCTGAGACATGATTGCATCGTGAGCAGGTTTAGCAGATTCCAAATCACCCTTCAGTAATTGGATACTTGGTTCCTTCTTCCAGTCCGTTAACTTCTCTGATTGAGCCGGGTCTGGCAAAGGCTTAAAAGTGTCTTGGTGTTCCATAGTTATTCCTATTCAAAAAGTTTACGGTCAGCCTGAATTTGTTTACCCAACTCAACTAGTTGGTTGTCACGGAGTCTAACAGTTGCCCGGAGTTCTTCAACCAAACGTCTGCCTTCTTCAAGACTATTGTCGAGTCTGGCTGCATGGCTTGCAAGACTTCTGCACTCAAAGGCTCCGGCTTCGGCTTGACGTTGATATACCGATGCTCGTCTTTCAGACTGTTGCATCCGGCTGTCATAATCACTGCTAACGCGAGCAAGCTCGCTTGCGTAATTACTCTCAGCCGTCTGCAACCGGGAAGTGAGTAACCCGACTTCATAACTATGGTTTCTTTGGAGAGCATTGTATTTGTCCTGTAATTTTTGTGTTGCCTTAAGGTCTTCAACCTTTTGGGCATCCCACTTCTTTTGAACAGTAGACTGTCCATTGGAGTTACCCCAAAAGTAAATGGTGGCCCCGAGGACCACCACCAGAAGATAAGGCCAACCTCTAGAGATTAGCATCTTCATTACATGCCTCCAGTGGCACATTGCCTATTCGGTTAGCTACCCAACCATACGTAAAGTCTGGCATGTTTAATGAGGTATAGTGGTTCAGTTGTTTAGCATCAAGTAACTTAATCATTACCTTACATGCTTCAGCTTTGCCTCGTTTTTTCTGTAATGCTTTATATGCATTAACAGTACTTGCACCGACTTTACCATCAACCTGTATTTTAGGGTAGTCTTTGCCATTACGGGACATCTCATTAAGAGATATCTGTAACCACTTAGCCGGACGAGTTACACCAGTATTAACACCAGCATCTACCAGCTTATGTGTCACAGCAGGAGATATATCAGCGAAGGCTACGAAGTTAGGTTTAAGTACGTAGTCATCAATGTATATCTCAGCAGCCATCTCTTTAGATAAACCCTTCATAGAACCATCCCAACCGTACTCAGTAGCCAGAACTTCTTTATGGGTCTTAGCTACTGATTGGGTAATACCATGATTAGTTTCCCCACCTGGGTCACGAGGATTGTTTACATACCCCCCCTCCATATAGAACACTGCCCCCAGAATAGCAGCGACAACTCCTCCCACTGCACCCCCTTTTGCAGCGAGTTTCTGTTTAGCTTTCATGGGATTTTTCCTTCGGTTGGAATCGTACTAATCTGCCTACAATATTTAAAGCAAACAGTGCGATTGTAATACTGGAGCCATGTGGAATATCTTCCAGGATGTGACGAGGTAGCCCCGTTAGCATTGGTTGGATAATATCTACAGCAGAAAATAGAATTAACCCAAACGTACTAATCTGAACAGATGCCCATTTCCAGGACTTCTTCCAGTTAGGTACTAACTCAATCTTTCTTTTTAGCCTGCGAACCATGCGAATATCTCCCGTCTTGCAGCAGCCAATACACCAATAATTGCACCTGCTCCTGCCCATACCCACTTACCGAAGATACCAGCACCAACTACTTTGTGCTTAATGGTAATGAACTCTTCAATAGTAGGCTCAGACTTAGCAAGGCTATCTTCTACACTCTTAAGACGACCTTCCATCTGTTGGACAGAATCTCTCAGACCAGACAGAGTTTGTTCCAGCTTCTCCTTAGAACGCTCTTCCTTTTCTTGGTTCTTAAATAAAGTTTCCAGTCTTTCCTCCAATCGGGCAAGAAGAACCGAAGTCGATTCATCGCTCATGAGAAAGTCCTTATTGTTTGTAATAACACCCATATGGGACGTATCAGAAGAGTCTGACCAGAAGATAATACTTATTTATAGTAGAGTGGGGTAGAAGAAAAGCCCCTTACGGGGCTTTTACTAAATTTCCTCAGCAGATTCATAATCTGGTAAGGATTTTATATAAGCATATGCCTGAGTGAATGGGTCAGCCCCGAAAGGGTCATAGGGACAACTAAGCGTTACCGATTTCAGTAGCGGGTCTGCACTAGTTGCTTGGAACAGTAGCCCAAAGGTAATTGTTCCAGATTCCCCATCAATCATGGGTTTGCTTACAGTAAGTACACCATCATTTACCGTAATACCATTAAAATCAAAAGTAAATTTTAAAGCCATAATCACCTCAAATCACAGGATTAGCACTAATGATAACCCCATCAGTTGCTGAAGTTGGAGCACCTACTTTAGCACGTAAATTACCTGAAGCATCATACCACTCATGGCGATTACCTCTCACAGTGTGCTGAATAGACCAAGTTCCACCTAACCCACCATTGTGCCCTGTATTGATAGGGTTGTTGTTTATATAAACATTAAGGTTACCTACTATGAAGTTAGTAGCAGAACCCTCGATAAAGGTGGAAGAAGTGAATCTTACAATTACTTGACCAGATACCGAAGGGATAAATGGTAATATTACCCTTTGCCACCTGGAGATTGTATCAATAAGAATTATTCTGCGAAGGTACAGAACTGTAGTATCTGTGCTGAGAATCTCAACTTTAACACTCTGTACTGGGTTAGAGCTTCCGCGTTTTAATTCAAAATCAATGTAGTGTTGCTGCCCAGCTACCATACCAGATACAACAGTAAAGGCTCGCCCACCTGAAGCAAGAGTTATTTCAGAAGCCTCGTATACACCTCCATAAGAGTTATTAACAGATGTTTTAGTAGCATCTGCCACAGTTAACCCACTAGTTGGCCCTGCATACAGAGACACAAAGTTAGACTGTTGAGAACCTACCAATGGGGTAGGGACCTGTGGATGCCCGGCGTACCAGTTATTAGTATCCAGAACTTTGAATACATCATTTAGGTTAGAAATTAGCTTAGGCTCTACACCTTTCTGCAAACCCAAACAAGATTTAGGAGCAAAAATGTTAGTACGAGCCAGATTAGTAATTGATGCTTGGGTTACTAATGGTGAGTATTCAATAATGCGGGATGGCATATCATTGTCATACAAATCACCAACATAGCAGTTACCGACGTTAGGAGTAAATGACCTTATAAAGGGGGCAATATAAGAACCATTGGCTGAATTGACGTTATTACCTTCAAAAAGTAAACCAGATACAAATCCAGCACTTAATGTCTCAACATGGGCCTTATCCCCATTGAGGGAGTCTGTAGCACCCAGGGCAGCAGCATCGGCAATCAGTACATGAGAATCAGGGGATACTAGGTACTCCTGACCAAACTTATTACCTGCAAATCTAATAGCACGCCCAGAGTTGGTTGCAGTAGCCCCAGGTTCAATCCATACATCATAAGATGCATACTGAACAAATTTTTGCGTATCAGGGTCTATGCCACCACGATTACCGGTACGGTAAAAATCATTATCTTCAATATTGTACGGAGTAGCTGGTCCATTAACTACGCTAGTACCTTGGCGACCAATAGCTAATTTAATCCCATAACGTAAATCAGAAAATAAATTATCTCTGATATAACCCCCGGCAGATAACCCTGATACGCAAACACCAATAGCTTGGGAATTTAAACCGCCATAAAAGATTGAATCCCTTACACGAAAATATGGCATATCTATGGAATTATTGCTAATACCGCACTCACTAAAGCGAGATAAGCGTAGATGCTCAAATAGATGAAT